ACCAACAGGTACACCAGCCAGTACACCAACAGGTACACCAGCCAGTACACCAACAGGTACACCAGCCAGTACACCAACAGGTACACCAGCCAGTACACCTACACAGACACCTACACAGACACCTACACAGACACCTACACAAACTCCTACACAGACGCCTACACAAACTCCTACACAGACGCCTACGCAGACACCTACACAGACGGCTACACAGACACCTACACAGACGCCTACGCAGACACCTACACAGACGGCTACACAGACACCTACACAGACGCCTTCACGGACACCAGCCGGTACACCGGCAGAAACTCCCACACAGACGCCTACACAGACGCCTTCGCAGACGCCAACTAGTACACCCACACCCACACAGACGCCCACGCAGACACCGACAGAAACTCCCACACAGACGCCTACACAGACGCCTTCGCAGACACCGGCAGAAACTCCCACACCCACACAGACACCCACGCAGACGCCTGCAGAAACACCAACCCAAACACCCACAAACACACCCACCGAAACTCCCACGCCCACGCAGACACCTACACAAACGCCTTCACAGACGCCTGCAGAAACACCAACTCAAACACCCACACAGACGCCTACACAGACACAGACACCAACTCAAACACCCACACAGACGCCTACACAGACGCCTACACAGACACCTACAAGCACATCTACTCCCACTCCAACACCATCGAGAACTCCGTGTGCTTCCGTTCCACCCACACCTTCACCAACTCCGTTCCCGTGTAATGGATGTGGTGTTGCTGTTGTAGAAATGGATGAATCGTTAATACAAAGTACATGTATTGGTTTCTTTGCTGAAGATCCTGCTGAAGATCTCACGTTTGCTTCCTGTGCAAACGCATCTACTGTTGGCCTGTGTAGCGAACTACACGGAATTGAAATAGAGTCGCCAGAAACTAGTGGTATTTCTGGCTGCGATTCTTTTGATTACGACCCAATACTAGGAACCAGTTCTCCTGTGTTCTCTCCGCTAATTTCTATACAGTTGGATCGTTCTTGGAAGCGATACGACATTAGTGTAGAAATTCCAGACATTGACGGAAAGGTGATTGGCAACAACGGGGACGATTACTTGGGTGTGTATTTCTGGACCCAGATGTCACGCGGATCTGATTGTTCTCCTGCCTCTATTGCTCTTAGAAGCGCAGCGTTAGATTTAGATCTAGGTGTAGACAGTTTGGAAGAAAATATTCCAATTGGACTTGGTGTGGGCGAGTGTAGGATTACGGTAGACTACACCTGCGTGTGCCCGGGCAATGGCCAGCCGTGCAGGATTTGTGTAGACGAAATACGGGCGGATGCAAACTGCTGTGGATATGAGTCTGCACCACTCGGCGCCGGGGTGGTTTATAAGCGATGCGTGAGCGGCATCTGCACGCCGTGCGCGGCCTCGCCAGGGACTTGCGGCGGGCTCAGCGGTAGTATATCGATGCTTGGTAGTGACTTCGCGGAGCAGGGGTGTCCCACAGACTGGCTTAATAGTGCAAATCCATTTGATCCGGACCCTGAGCGTCTAAGATGCTGCCTTGTGGGCTCAATTGTAAGTACCGCGGCCGGCTGCGATATATGTGATCCAGATGATCCAACCATATCCTGCAGTTGTACCGATTGGTCTTGGCTACAAAACATGACTCCGCAGAACATAGCAGCGGTACTTGGTTTCCCATGTGAAACCGGTAGCAGTTCTTGCAGTACGGTAGTACAAAGTGCTACACCTACACCCACACAGACACCCACAAAGACACCCACAAAGACACCTACACCCACACAGACACCCACAAAGACACCCACAAAGACACCTACACCCACACAGACACCCACAAAGACACCTACGCAGACACCTACAAAGACGCCTACGCAGACACCTACAAACACACAGACGCCTACAAAGACGCCTACGCAGACACCTACGCAGACGCCTACGCAGACACCTACAAACACACAGACGCCTACAAAGACGCCTACAAAGACACCTACGCAGACACCTACGCAGACACCTACAAACACACAGACGCCTACAAAGACACCTACAAACACACAGACGCCTACAAAGACGCCTACGCAGACGCCTACAAACACACCCACGCAGACACCTACAAACACACAGACGCCTACAAACACACCTACACAAACACCCTCAAAGACACCAGGCGGTACACCGGCTAGTACACCCTCACAGACACCCACACAGACGCCTACGCAGACACCCACAAACACACCCACAAACACACCCACAAACACGCCTACACAGACGCCTTCACAGACACAGACACCAACACAAACGCCATCACAAACACCGACAGAAACTCCAACACAGACGCCTTCACAGACACAGACACCAACACAAACGCCATCACAGACACCAACTCAAACACCCACACAGACGCCTTCACAGACACAGACACCAACACAGACACCTACACAGACACCTACACAGACACCTACACAGACACCCACAGAAACTCCCACACAGACACCCACACAGACACCCACCGAAACTCCCACACCCACACAGACACCCACAGAAACTCCCACACAGACACCCACTCCTACTATTACACCAACGGGTGGATTCGGAGCCTGTTGGGTTTGTAAATTCTGTGGTACACCGCAGCAAGTGGAAGAATGCACCATTACGCAGGGCGAAGGCGGATGCCTCGGCGCGGCGTTAGCGTCGGGTGCGTTTCCGAACTGCTGGAGGTGGTACGGTGTAGGTAGTACATGTGCTGATGTCACCGATATATGTCCGACTCAAACACCAACTCCAACACAAACACCCTCTCAGACACAAACGCCTTCACATACGCCCACAGAAACACCTACACCTACACAGACACCTACACAGACACCCACACACACACCCACAGAAACTCCCACACAGACGCCTACACAGACGCCTACAAACACACCCACGCAGACACAGACACCAACTCAAACACCCACACAGACACCAACTCAAACACCCACACAGACGCCTTCACAGACACAGACACCAACACAAACGCCATCACAGACGCCTACAAACACACCCACGCAGACGCCTTCGCAGACGCCTTCACAGACACAGACACCAACCCAAACACCCACACAGACACCAACCCAAACACCTACACAGACACAGACGCCTACAAACACACCCACACAGACACCCACAGAAACTCCCACACAGACGCCTTCGCAGACACAGACACCCACACAGACGCCTACACAGACACCAACCCAAACACCTACACAGACACCTACACCAACCCAAACTCCTACACAGACGCCTACACAGACACCAACCCAAACACCTACACAGACGCCTTCGCAGACACAGACACCAACTCAAACACCCACACAGACGCCTACACAGACGCCTACACAGACGCCTACAAACACACCCACGCAGACGCCTTCGCAGACGCCTTCACAGACGGCTACACAGACACCTACACAGACGCCTACAAACACACCCACACAGACACCCACGCAGACGCCTGCAGAAACACCAACTCAAACACCCACACAGACGCCTTCGCAGACACAGACACCCACACAGACACCAACGCAGACACCCACCGAAACACCTACACAGACGCCTTCGCAGACACAGACACCAACACAGACACCAACGCAGACACCCACCGAAACACCTACACAGACGCCTTCGCAGACACAGACACCAACACAAACGCCATCACAAACACCGACAGAAACTCCAACACAGACGCCTTCGCAGACACAGACACCAACACAAACGCCATCACAGACACCGACAGAAACTCCAACACAGACGCCTTCGCAGACACAGACACCAACACAAACACCCACACAGACACAGACACCCACACAGACACCAACCCAAACACCTACACAGACACCAACCCAAACACCTACACAGACGCCTACACCAACCCAAACTCCTACACAGACACCTACACCAACCCAAACTCCTACACAGACGCCTACACAGACGCCTACAAACACACCCACACAGACGCCTTCACAGACACAGACACCCACACAGACGCCTTCGCAGACACAGACACCCACACAGACACCAACGCAGACACCCACCGAAACACCTACACAGACGCCTTCGCGGACACCGAACGGTACTCCGGCGGAAACACCCACACAGACACCCACACAGACGCCTTCGCAGACACAGACACCAACGCAGACACCCACCGAAACACCTACACAGACACCTACGCAGACACCAACCGAAACACTTACACAGACACCAACCCAAACTCCTACACAGACGCCTACGCAGACACCAACCGAAACACCTACACAGACGCCTACACAGACACCTACACCAACCCAAACTCCTACACAGACACCCACAAAGACGCCTACAAAGACACCTACACCAACACACACACCCACAAAGACGCCTACAAAGACACCTACACCAACACAAACACCCACAAGCACGCCCACAAACACACCTACACAGACACCTACGCAGACGCCTACAAAGACACAGACACCCACACAGACGCCTACAAAGACGCCTACAAAGACGCCTACACAAACTCCTTCACATACACCAACTCCTACACATACTCCAACCCCAAGCGTAACTCCATCTAATGCACCGGAAGTGATTAAATCTTCTCCGTGTTTGCACAGTTTGGATGACTTTGTTTATACAGGAGTAGTAAGTCTTGCCAATGTACAATTGGAAGAAGGAAATGAAGCACACGACTATGTGTACGAAGACCAGTACAAGACACTAGAAAAGTGTCAGAGGTTCTATGAAACTGGAACCAGTACCATGACAGTTTCTATGGAATCTGTGAGTCTAAACCCAGGCATGTTTAAACTGGTTCAACTAAAACGAACAAAGAGAAACAACCCAAACATTTTCATCACGCCAGAACAAGGCGCAACTTCGGTGTTTGATATAAATGTTGAGCAAGCGGATTCTCGTAAATTTACAGTTGAAACCGGCATAAAGAAACTAGACGGAACTGGTGGATTGCGTAGACTTAGATTCTCATGGATTGCAGATTCAGAACTACCTCTCTATAACAATTCAGAAATCACCACAACTGGAGCAATAGGCAGAACCACCACGATATGTGATGAAGAAACTGCATGCCGTAGTGCGTATCAATGTATACCTAACTGGCAAAATACGTTTGCGTGTGGCACAGACGCCGAAGAAGAAGTCGTACCGGATCCCACACCAACAGTAACAGTAACGCCTTCTGTTACCGTAACCCCCACCACGACAGTTACTAGAACAGTTACACCAACAGTAACACCATCTCATACAGTCTCTGCTACACAGACTCCAACCCCGTCTGTAACAGAAACGCTATCGCAAACACAAACTCCGACTACAACACCAACACCCACGCAAACACCAACTGGTAGTCCAACACAAACGCCCACGAACACACCTACACAAACACCAACACAGACACCCACGCAGACGCCTGGTGCCTCTGCATCTGTAACACCAACATCCACACATTCACCCACACAAACGCCCACAAACACACCCACACCCACAGAAACTCCTACACAGACGCCTACACAGACGCCTACACAGACGCCTACACAGACGCCAGGTGGTACTCCGGCGGAAACACCCACACAGACGCCAACACAGACGCCCACACAGACACAAACACCCACAGAAACCCCAACACAGACGCCAACACAGACGCCAACACAGACCCAAACACCTACACAAACGCCTACAAACACACCCACACCCACAGAAACTCCTACACAGACGCCTACACAAACACCAACACAGACGCCTACACAGACACAAACACCCACAAACACACCAACACTTACACCTACAAGCACACCCACTCCCACACCAACAGGGACACCGGCAACTGTTGGAGCCTGTTTCTATTGCTTGAACCAAGGAACTCCAACACAACAAACGCTTTGTACGGATGTTTCCTCATCGCAACAATGTTTTGCTGTTGCGCTCGGGGCGCAATCGAGTGTATACCAGTTTGAAGGCGTTGGACGCACATGTAGTAGTACGCTTATTCCCGATCTTTGTCCACCACTTCCGCCACAGCCGCAGTTTACTTTGTTCTACGGAGAAATCCCGTCAAAGGAACTAGACTGGCAATACGAACAGGTTTTGGGTTCCATGTACGGAGGCATGTGCTTCTTCCTGTACGAAAATAATGTAGAACAATGGCCATACGCTTTAGGTGAGCCTGGTGGAGAAGATCCTCGTAACAACTACTGGATTATGATTACTGGTCCCAGATTTGATGCTCTTGGTAGACCATGTGATCCTAACGGGCCCACCAGCACCGACGGCACCGGTGCAGTTTGGTCAGCCAACACAACGGATTTGCAATGGTCAGTAACCTCTGAAGCGAGTAGGTCGAAGTGCAATCGAAGTGTTCGTGGCCGTTGGGGATGGGGCCTGCAACGATCAGACTCCAATTTCCAGGATGCCAGAGGTATAGACGAGTATACGATTACAAACTTGGACTTTGAGTTTAAAACTGGAGAAGTTTTATATCCTCAATCAATCTTTAACTATTGGAGCAACTATACAGACTGGGAGCAAAGAGGATGTCCAGACAGAAACAACTGCCCGGAGGCTGTGCGGATAGATCCTCTGCTTCCTGAATCAAAGGACTACATCTATCATCAGTTAAGCGGAACCAGCGGAGAAAACATTGAGGTTACCTACCGCACAATGGTAGACAACTTGGTTGCTCTTGCAAACTACATGAGAACCGCACCGGAAGCAGATATGGGATTTGCAGGTAAACCAACAGGTTACTATGGATTCCCAACTGTAGATCTGTGGGGCTCGCCGCTCTTACGCGACGGCCTCGGCAATAGTATAGGCAATTACTACATCAATCTTGATCAAGATCTCCGAAATGACCTTAAAACGTATTCGCTTGATCGAGTGCAAAGCATTATAGATGCATCTGATTACATACAGCCCACTCTGTATACTCTTTACAGTTCCGCAGTTATAGGCACCGGCGTGAATGGAAACGTAAACAACAACAACCCACAAGGCCCTTACTACTCACCGTACTTTAAGCAAACTCCGTGGGCCGGCGCGCAGCAGGTTGCCCAATCTTGGTCAGAGTGCCTGAAAGATCGACTAGAAATATCTGCGCGTACCGGTAAACCGGTTTACGCTGCAGTTAGTTCCCTGCTTTGGGGCGCAGGTAATGCTATAGAACGCGGTAGTGAGTATCGTGGTTGGTTCTTCACCACCATGTGTAATCCTGACTGCCAAGGCCGCGGAGCAGGCAATGAGGCCACCTCTCCTAGCGGAGTAGTAGGCGACTGTTACGAAAACTGGAGATGTTGGGACAAAGTACTCAGCGTTCGAGATTTCATAGACCTTCAAATCCAGCCAATTATCGACGCAGGCATCAAAGAACCGGGTGCAGTTATGTGGTGGACTACTGCGTACCCTCAAACTCTTTCAGCAAGCCAAACCGTCCAACAAGGCGCTTGGTGGACATCAGTATCTGCAACCAATCCAAATATCACACAGTATCTCATTACTGATTTCCCCACCAGTATAACTGGTCCTGATGGAACTAGATGGGGGTATGACGATCCCGGTTCGAACGGAGAAGATCTTAAAGTTGCTAGATGGTATTCGGTTATTGATAGGTATCCACTGGCAATGCGTCAAGAAATTGCAAGACTTGGGCTGGAATCCAACCAAACACTCGCAGCCTGGATTGCTTCGCATCCCCAGACCCCCAACACACCGGACGGATTAAACTGGCCATACAGGCATACTGATGGCAGAAGTTATACCTCTGAACGGCAGGCGCTGTACAATGAAATAAACTTGTGGAGAAAACTGTATCGGGTTGCACTACTAGACAATGCAGATCCAAGCGATCCTAACGATCCTCGGTTGGGTGCGATGGCCGGTATAGGAACAGGTCAAGGATGGTACGCTCCTGCTTTGCATAGATTTATCAAGTTTGCATGGTCTGCTTACCAGTTGCACTACAGCAATGCAGTCAAGGTGTGGGTTGAAACTGGAACGTATTTGCCGGAGTGGAATGTTGTTACTGCACTCGGTGGCCAAGAGGCGTATGATGGCATTCTAGAGACTATCAACCTGTTCCCAGTAACCGCATTTACTACCGGAGTAGGGAGTTCAGTAGACTTGGACGCCTTATCAGTTCCACCACCGGCACCGGCATGATGCTACATAAATATCACAAGGAGTAACCATGGCAAACAGCGCAATACGAATTCCAATACCTGGCAGTATCATTAACGCCCCGAGCGCAGAGGCCGGAGATATGCTTAGGTTTGATCCGCTTCTTGGTCAGGGTGGAACTTTTGTTAACTTTAAACCTCTCATCGGAGACATGTATCCCTTCACCAAGAATGCAGTACTAGATTTTTATGTTTCCGTTAAAGACCAAACAGAAACTTCTGTTTGGTCCGATGCAGTTGCAAAAGGCATGACTCTTGCTGCTTCTTTAAACTTAAACGGAGTGCCTCAAGTAAATGACATAAGACTTGGTATTAATCTTCCTAGTGGAAGGCCCAACTACACACTAGAAGTGGTTGGAAACATGATGGTGTGGGGAAACGGGGTAGAGGCTGGAAACATTAAGGGCAGAATTCAATACTATCAGGGAGGTGTGGGCACAGATACAACCTCCGAATACCTGATTTTCAAGACTCCCATCAAGTCACATACAGATGCGGAACTTGATGCAGTACAGAATAGTCTTAAAACAGGGCGGTTGCTAACAAAACATCCCACCACAAAAGAAACATATTTTGCTCGGGTTGAAGACATAATGGTTGCCGGAGACGGAATTTCTATACAAGGCAATACAGTTAGTGTAAATGTAGGTGCTTCATTTACAGAAGGTGGCGGCCTGAATGAAATATCATCTCCGGCTGGACTTACTATCAGACTAGACAGTAATAGAACTGGTGGGGAAAATGAAGCGTTCAAGGTAGTAGAATCAGTTTCACTACCAAACGGCCAAGCAGTAGACTTTTCTTTACTAAAGGTAGTAAGGCAACATCAAGCAGTAGTGGACTGGAACGGAACCGAATTTGTCATTGGCGAAGACACATCTCAAACCTGGCCAGCAGTCAAGATGGCCGTTGGAGCAGGTACACGACTATTACCTAGTGGATTCTTGATAGAAGACGGAGCCCCGGTAACCGCAGACGCTAATACTGAGGAAATACTAGATCAAGAAGGATATCCTTCTACGGCGTCAGGAGGCTCCACATACGCAAGACTCTTTGGAGCAGTTGCTGCAAATCCTGCGGATATTATTCTTACAGGTGCTGCAGGAGATCCCGCAACGGCCGTTTACTACGACAAACAGCAGCAAGTTCTAGTAAGCACATCTCAATCTACAGGTAGGTTTGGATTCTTGCCTGGATTTGGAAGCATGTTTTACGACAACGGTTATGCAAATCCGGGCTCTTTTGTTGCTGGCTTTCTAAACAAACACCCCGATGGCGGTGGAATCAAAGTAAAGTCAGGAGACAACAATAACGATGAGTTCTCGTTGTTTTTGGAAAACGGAGATGTATCGTATGACACCTCAGTAACTACTGGAAGCAGAAGTGATTTAACTGCAAGGCAGTTTACTATTGCACCAAATCCAACCGATGCAGTAACCAACGGAGAATACCGAAACATAGTTGCTTCCAATGCACCTGTATTTACTGTAAGAGCAACTACAGGAGACACCTTTGTTCGTGGATTCTTGGTCATGCCTTTCTTGCCCGGAATCAACAGCACCGTAAACGGGGTAGATAACAATCCCACAGGATCCAAAGGATCGGGGTCTGCAGATGGAGAACTACTTTACAGCACTCACACAGACGCTACTGGTCGAGTTTCTATTAGAAGATACACTTGGAATGCAGCAAGTAGCAGATGGATTGGCCCAAACGCAACATTTACACTTCCAAAAGGAACAGTATACGCAAAGGCTGATGGTACTTTAGCAATTACTAAAGTTGGCGATCATATTCCTAACCACGGTCTAAACGGGGTGTCTAATTGGCTGCTTAGTGATTAAAATGACTCATAATTCCTTTATTCATCGATCCGACAATACTATTTCGATAAACGGAGTCAGAATTCCACTAGAAGCCTTGTTGATTTTTGATCCGCAATATACTTTGCCGACAGGTATCAAATCTGTTCGCTATACAGTAGATCCACAGACCAAGCAAGGATATCATTTTCAACACAATGGCTCCCGCAATGTTAGAGCGCCACATCCGTATCCACAACTGGATCAGTATATTGCCAACATTCAAAGCATAAAGGCAATAGCAGATAACATACAGGAAGAATCAGCAGAGATTGACGGGCTAATAGACGCAATGACCACCCCGTATTCAGAAAAGAGAAAACTAGAGTATCCTGGCATCGATGAGTTGATTGTTGCTCTATGGGAACTCGTCGTGGAATCAAACCCAAAGGCTATGCAAAGAGTGCAAGAGATACAGTCTCAACGAATACATATCAAGAATAAATACCCCGCAAATCGCAAAAACAACGGTGTTGACAGCGTTTTCGGGGTCCAGTGAAAGTGATAACTAAAGGAGATACCATGAAGATTTCGTATGCACAAGTGTTTCAAGCAGCACCTTCTCTGAATGTTCTTGCCAATAGACCATTCTCAGCAGCGGTTGCCATCAAGTTGGTTGACATCATTGATATGCTGAATCCGCATCTGATCGCTATTGAAAGATTCCGCGACTCGTTGCAGTCAGATGGAGAAGAAAAGTCACCCGATGAACTGTCTCAGCAGTTTGCAGAATACCTGAACACCACGACTGCTGATCTAGGATCTTTTGTTCCCCTGCTTCCTGAAGAAGCAGACGCCGCAGGACTGGCATTTACCGTTCGTGAGATGGCTTCTGTGCGGTTTATGTTTGCTGCTCCACTACCAAGCAGACCAAACAGCAACTAACTGCTAGATTGGCATAATCTCAGAACCATACATACCACGGGAGATATGCCATGGCAACAGTCAATTCTCGTAAGAAACTCAAGGATTACATCTACCGTAAACTAGGCGCGCCTGTCATTGAGATCAATGTGGATGACGCTCAGGTGGAAGATCGCGTTGATGATGCTGTTCAGTTCTTGGGCGAATACCACTACGACGGCGTTGAGAGGATTTATCTACCGTACACGATCACCCAAACCGATATGGATCGGGAGTATATCGCTATTGATAATCCCAATATCCTATCGATAGTGAACATGTATCCGATTGGTGGAGAATCACAAACTAGCACAGACAATGTGTTTGGCGCCAGATTTCAGTACAGCCTGCAAGACTTCAACAACCTGATCGAAATGGATCTAGCCAACTGGACTATAGTTCAGCAGCGTCTTTCTTTGATTCAGCAGATGCTAGAGCCAGAAAAGCAGATCAGATGGAATCGCATCACCAACCAGTTGTTCATTGACGCTGAATGGGATGTTGATTTTCCTGTAGGCACCAATCTGATATTTGAGGTGTACTCACAAGTCAATCCAGCCAACTATCCCGATGTGTACGACAATCACTTCTTGAAGAAGTATGCTACCGCATTAGTCAAGATGCAATGGGGGCAGAATCTGTCCAAGTACAGCGGAATTCAGTTGCCTGGTGGAGTTACATTCGATGGTAAGGCAATATACGAGGATGCAAAAGCAGAAGCAGACAAACTAGAAGCGGAGATGCGCGCCTCATTTGAACTTCCTCCCGATTTCATAGTAGGATAACATGGCACTAAATCCGTACTTCTCCAAATACGAACGGAGCGAGCAAACTCTTGTGGAAGACTTGGTGGTAGAAACCATCAAGATTCACGGACACGAGGTTGTGTATCTGTTCCGTGAGTCTCCTGAGATTGACACGATATTCGGAGAAGACTCGCTACCATCTGTGTATAAGATTGGTAAACCAATCGAAATGTATGTGGAAAGCGTGGATGGCTTTGAAGGAGAGGGAGATTTCATTGCAAAGTTTGGTTTGGAAGTGCGCGACAGTATGAAACTGGTAGTGAGTAAGCGCAGATGGAAGCAAGAATTCAGCGGCATCACAGGAGGTGATGGTCCTGGAGCAAATGCAGAGCGTCCAAGAGAAGGCGATCTCTTGTACTTCCCACTATCCAAAGGCATATTTGAGATCAAATTTGTTGAACATGAAAAGCCATTCTATCAGTTTGGTAAGAACTATGTCTACAGTATCTCTTGCGAACTCGCAACATCTGCTGGCGATACATTCGAGACAGACAATACTGAAATTGACACAGCAGGAACAGGTATAGAACAAGGATACTCCGAGTTTGCTTTGGATGTAACTCTTGTAACTGGATCAGGAACCTATGCACTTGGAGAAACAGTAACCCAAGGTACTGCTTCTGCCAAAGTTCTCAAGTGGACTCCACCTTCAGGTATGACACTTGCTGTACTACGACTAGAGCGCGTGGTTGGTGCATTTACTGCCAGTGCCACTCCCATTGTTGGAGCAGACTCAGGAGCGTCTTGGTCGTACTCTGCACAAACCGCAACAGATGTATCTGTTGGTCCAACAGACAGTACCGTGAATCAGAATGCAGACTTTGAAATTGAGTTGAATCGCATAGTAGACTTTACCGAGAGCAATCCATTTAGTGAGGACATCTGATGTTTAACGGCGACAATCCATTCTATCATCAATGTGTTCGCAAAACCGTAGTTGCATTTGGTTCTCTGTTCAACAACATCTATATTGGTGGAGATAGCGCACAGAATCCCGCTGCAAGGATACCTCTCACATACGCACCAAAACAGAAATGGCTTCGTCGTATAGCAGAAAGCAGAATAGAAAGCGGACAAACATTCAACATGACTTTACCCCGCTTGGGATTTGCTTTGATTAATTGGGAATACGATAGCGGTCGTAAGCGCACAACCATGACTAAAAAGGTACTGGACACCAGCGCACCCACAGCAGATAAGCAAAAGGTGTATCGGTTTGCAGAAGTACCGTATACATTCACCTTTGAGTTGTATATTATGCCAGATACAATGGACAACGGACTACGCATAGTTGAACAGATTCTACCGTATTTTACTCCGGCGTACACCGTGAGTATTAACTTCACGGATATCGACAAGAAAGTTGATTTACCCATTACCTTGAATTCTGTTACATGGGAAGATACCTACGAAGGAAACTTTGATGCAGGCAAAAGCATGATGTACACCTTATCGTTTGAAGCAAAAGGATACATCATTGGCCCGCTACGCGATGCGAAGTTTGTATTGGAAACTCAAACCGCTGCACACGAACTTGCAGATCTAGGAAAGACAAGAGCATTAACCCGTGACTTTGTACGAGTATGGGATCGTGCTGTGGTTGAAGGAACCACAGGACCGAATGCACCGCTTTCTGTAACAGGTACTGCATACGATGTTTGGCAAGATATCGAATTGTTTGAAGACATTGATCCGTCTTGGAATGCAGGAGCGTAAGTATGGAACCAACCAAAGGCGTAGATGAAAAACTTGCATCGGTGCTAGGAATACAGAACGATATTCCATCTGCAGAGAAACCAGTAAAAGCAATTGCAGTACGAGTTCCTGAAACTGCCCATCCTCTTGCACAAGAAGACCCCCATGCAGCAAACGACTACAACGAGGTTCGCAAGAATCTGAAAGAACTCATTGATGTAGGCAAGTCTGCTCTTGATGGCATCATACAAGTTGCCAGCGAAGGTGAATCACCCCGTGCGTATGAGGTTGCCGCAATCATCATGCGTCAGATTGCAGATGCAAACAACAGTCTGATTGACCTGCATAAGCGGGTGAAAGACATTAGACACATAGCAGCGCACGAAAAGCAAACAGCGCAAAACATCACAAATAATGCCATCTATTTGGGAAGCACTAAAGACCTACAAGAATACTTGAAACTACAGAAGGAAGAACAGCGCAAACGGCTTGATGACCAAAGTGAGTAAACCATGACTCTGCGACAGGAAGACACCTATCTTGGTAATCCAAACCTAAAGGCGGCAAATACTGCTGTTTCTTTCACTCCCGAGCAGGTTGCGGAGTACATGAAGTGTAGCGAAGATCCGTTGCATTTCATTACCAAGTATGTTCGTATTGTGACGCTAGACAAAGGGCTGCAGCACTTTGAACCTTGGCAGTTTCAGCAAGACCTGTTGAGAACAGTACACGCCAATCGATTTGTGATTTGCAAGTATCCGCGTCAGAGCGGAAAGTCTACCACGGTGCTTGCGTATGCTTTGTGGCACATTCTGTTTAATCCCACAACTAATGTTGCGCTGCTTGCAAACAAACTACAAACAGCGCGCGAACTGTTAGGTAGACTCAAAACAGCATACGAGTATTTGCCTAAATGGTTGCAACAAGGCATTGTGAGTTGGAACAAAGGCTCCATAGAACTAGAGAACGGTTCCAAGATTCTTGCTTCTGCTACATCATCGTCTGCTGTGCGTGGTGGATCGTTCAATCTCATTATTCTTGACGAGTTTGCGTATGTACCGCATGAACTAGCAGAAGACTTCTTTTCGTCTGTGTATCCAACTATTGCCAGCGGTAAAACCTCAAAGGTTCTGATTGTATCGACACCAAAAGGATTGAACCTGTTCTACAGGTTATGGATTGGTGCAAAGGAGAAAACTAACGCATATGTGCCAGTAGAGATTCATTGGAGCGATGTGCCAGGACGCGATGATAAATGGAAAGCGCAGACCATTGCAAACACAAGCGAAGAACAGTTCCGTGTAGAGTTTGAGTGCGAGTTTGTTGGATCACTTCACACCTTGATTGATGTAAAGAAACTGAAAACCATGCCGTGGCGGCGACCCATACAGAAAACACTAGACGGTATGGATGTTTACGAAGGCGCCAAACCTGATCACATCTACACGGTAGTTGTGGATACTTCTCGCGGAGGCGGATCAGACTATCATGCCATCACGGTAATTGATGTGTCTCAGAATCCGTATCGCTTGGTTGCAAAGTTCCGAAACAACTCTATGTCGCATCTGATTTTACCCACCATGATCGACAAGATTGCCAAGGATTATAACACCGCCAGCGTGTTGGTGGAACTGAACGATATTGGTGAGCAGGTTGCCACAATTTTACACGAAGACTTGGAATGTGATAATCTGCTGAACACCACCGTGAAAGGTCGCGGAGGTCAGGTGTTGTCTAACTTTGGAGTTGGCAAGCGCCAATTGGGAGTAAAAACTACCCATCCTGTAAAAAAGGTGGGATGCTCAGTCCTTAAATCTCTGATTGAAGAAAACAAACTGTTGGTGGAAGATTTCGATATAATCAGCGAACTGGCCACCTTTGTGTCCAAAAGCGACACATTTGAAGCAGAACCTGGCTATCACGATGACTTGGTGATGACCCTTGTACTATTTGCGTGGATGACATCGCAACCGTACTTCAAAGATTTCACAAACCTAGATATCCGTAGACTGATCTACGAAGATCAGATCAAAAGGATCGAAGAAGACCTGACCCCGTTCGGAATGATTGATGACGGCCTAGTGGCTGACGATGACGATACCATGTGGTGAATGCCTGTTCTGAAAGTAAGAGTAGGCATAAATACAAGAACAGAACCATTCGGAACTTCCGTTTGACAAAAGGAGACACACATGGGATTCCAACTTAGTCCAGGCGTAGAAATCAAGGAATTTGACTTTACAAACATCATTCCTGCCGTGTCCGCTTCAGCGGGTGCGTATGCAGGACAATTCGTTTGGGGTCCGGTCGATGAAATTTTGACCATCTCAAGCGAAAACGAACTCAAGTCGGTGTTTGGTAAACCAAATGACACCAATGCTGCAGGATGGTTTGCTGCTGCAAACTTCCTGTCTTACGGCAATAATCTGAAAGTTGTGCGTGTGGTTGACTCAGCCACCGCGCTGAACGCAGGTGCGGGAGGAGTAGGTGGTGTAACAGGATACATCGCAAACGAAACTGCATGGGAAGCAAGCGCCCAGGCAGTTGGTTTTATTGCCAAATATCCTGGCGCTCTAGGAAACGCCATTGCGGTTTACGCTTACAGTCTCTCAGCGGATCACGGAGAAATAACAGGAACAGACATCTATACTGAAACTGGACTGTATTTCAACCAAATCTTTGATCGCGCACCAAACTCCGTAGAAGGTTTAGGAGCAAATCAGTTAACGGGTGGTTCTGCTTGGGCTCACGACAACGCTGTATACGGTGACGAAATCAATCTGTGTGTTGTTGACCGTACAGGTGCCATCTCCGGTGTTGCTAATACAATACTTGAGAGATTTGAAGGTGTATCGCTGTTCCCTGCTGCCAAGAAACCAGACGGATCATCAAACTACATTCGATCAGTAGTCAATAGTGGTTCTCAGTACATTTGGATGGGTAAAGAAATAACCATCAGCGGAGAAACCATTGACGATGTTATCACACTTGCTACCAAAACCCCTGTAACTGTTGTGGGTACTGACGGATACCGTCTAACTGGTGGTTCAGATGGAACAACACCCGCAGGTGGAGATTATTTCTCAAGTGATGGAACACGCGGATACGGACTGTTCATCGACGCTGAACAAGTAGATATTTCGCTGATTCTACTTGGTGCCCCAATTGGTTCTGATGAAGACACATCGGGAACTCACACTACTCTTGCCAAAGATATTATCCAACAGATTGCAGAAAAGCGTAAGGACTGCGTTGCATTTGTAAGCGCACCTTACACAAATATCTTTGACCAATCCAATGCAGCACTTGTTACAGATCGTCTAATCGAATGGCGTAACGCACCCGCAGGTGCCACATACGCGCAGACCAAGTTCAATGTGTCTAGTTCGTATGCAGTAATCGATAGCGGCTGGAAGTATCAGTACGATCCGTACAACGACAAGTACCGTTGGGTGCCGCTGAACGGTGATACAGCAGGTCTATGCGCTCAGACAGACTCTGACCGTGACCCGTGGTACTCGCCAGCAGGATACAACCGTGGTCAGATCAAGCGCGTAGTCAAGTTGGCGTATAATCCCAACAAGACTCAGCGCGACGAACTGTATCAGTCTGGTATCAATCCTGTGGTATCCTTCCCTGGCCAGGGCACAGTTCTTTTCGGAGACAAGACTGCTCTTGCCAAGCCAAGTGCATTCGACCGCATCAATGTGCGTCGCTTGTTCATTGTGCTAGAAAAGGCGATTGCTACTGCATCAAAGTTCCAACTGTTCGAGTTCAACGACGAGTTTACACGCGCTTCGTTTGTAACACTCGTTGAGCCATTCTTACGGGATGTTCAGGGTCGCAGAGGTCTAACTGACTTCAAGGTTATATGCGATGCAAGTAACAACACACCCGAAGTAATCGACAGCAATCGTTTCGTTGCAGACATCTACATCAAGCCTGCTCGTTCGATCAACTTCATCACTCTGAACTTCGTTGCTACACGCACAGGTGTAGACTTCTCAGAAGTAGCGGGTGGTTTCTGAACCATTCAAAGTAACTAAAGGAGACTAACATGGCGATTAGAGTAACAGATTTTGCAGCAAACCTAAGAGGCGGAGGCGCGCGCCCAAACATCTTTGAGGTGTTCTGTGGTACTGCGCCAAAGATTGGTGGCACTCAGGAACTAACCAAGATGACTTACCTGTGCAAGTCGGCATCATTGCCGTCTTCAGAAGTAACTCGCGTTGCAGTTCCGTATCGTGGTCGTAGCATCTATGTGGCTGGTGTGCGTCAGTTTGAAGAAACATGGAACACCACCGTCATTAACGATACAGACTTTAAGATTCGTCGCGCAATGGAATCATGGCAGAATGCCATCCATTCGCACGAAGGAAATATCGGTGAAACTGATATCAGCAGATACAGCACCGATATCACGGTAACACAACTGCACCATGTCGATGGCAAAGGACTGCGTACTTACAAGTTCAAGCACGCATGGCCTTCAAGCGTTGCTGCTATTGATCTGGCAGCAGACAGCAACGATGCTATCGAAGAATTTGAGATTCAATGGGCATACTCGTGGTGGACAGTCGATCAACCACAGAACCCCAGCGGCCGCGACGGCGAGGCAGGCGAAATAACGACTTCTTAATAGAAGTCTACATATAGTGAGGAGATTTTACTATGGCTTTGAGCGACCTGTTTGGTTTTCCTTTAGGAAGACGGCGTAGGGATAACGGCGAACTATCGAGCGGGGGCGACAGCAGACTAAAATCTGTTGTCGCCCCTAATGCCGGTGACGGAACTGCATCGGTAGAGATTGCACCGTCAGGTTTTTATGCGTCTACTCTGGACCTTGACGGTCAAATCAGAGATGAAAACGCACAAATTGCTCAGTATCGAACCATGATTAACCACGGCGAAATTGAAAGCGCCGTGGATGATATCATTAACGAAGCAATCGTAACCGAAGAAGGCACTCCAACAGTTCGATTGGTTCTTGATGATGTAGACATGCCCGACAAAGTAAAAGATGCTATCCGTAATGAGTTTGACAAGATCCTTAGAATGCTTGACTTCAACAATCGCGGATATGAAATCTTCCGTAAGTGGTATGTGGATGGCCGTATCTACTTCCACATGATTGTCGATCCTACACAGCAAGTCAAAGGCATTCAAGAGTTGCGATTTGTCGATCCCATCAACATCCGCAAAGTTCAAGAGATCAAGAAAGAAAAACAACCAGGCACCAACATCGACCTGATCGGTGATGTGGTTGAATACTTCTTGTTTACCCCTGAAACTAAACCAGGCATGGGAACAGGTCAAGCAGTCAAGATTAGTCCTGAGTCTATCTCGTACATTAACTCGGGACTATTTGATCCGCAGAAAAAACTCATCATCAGTTACTTGCACAAGGCGATTAAACCACTAAACCAGTTGCGTATGATTGAAGACGCTGTTGTGATCTATCGCATATCTCGCGCTCCTGAGCGCCGCATTTTCTATATCGACATCGGTTCTCTGCCAAAGATGAAGGCAGAAGAGTACATGAGAAGCCTGATGAACAAGTATCGTAACAAACTGGTATACGATGCTGCAACAGGAGAACTCAGGGATGAAAAGCGCCACATGAGTATGCTTGAAGACTACTGGCTACCTCGGCGCGAAGGTGGAAAGGGCACAGAGATTCAAACTCTACCAGGCGGGCAGAATCTCAGCGAGATGCAAGATGTAGAGTACTTCAAGAAGAAACTCTATCGCTCGCTGAATGTTCCTATTTCTCGTCTAGAAAGTAGCAACGGCTTTAACCTTGGTCGCTCAAGCGAAATTACCCGCGATGAACTAAAGTTCTCTAAATTTGTCAGCAAACTACGCAGCAAGTTTAATGGATTGTTCTTACAGATTCTGCGTAGACAATTAACGCTAAAGAAAATCATTCGCCCAGAAGAGTGGCCTGATATCGAGTTCAAGATACACTTGGACTATCTGCGGGATTCTCACTTTACTGAGTTGAAGAATGCTGAAATTATGAAGAGCAGACTAGAGTTGTTGAACGGTGTAGACAACTATGTGGGACGATACTTCTCTACTGCATGGGTTCGTAAGAACATTCTTATGCAACCCGAAGAGTTGGTTGCAGAATTGGATGGACAAGTGACCAATGAAAAGAAAGAAGGCATAATCGGAGGCGAGCGCGATACCGCTCAAATCAAGACCCGCATTGATGCTCTTGAAACTATAGACAAGTACATTGGCAAATACTACTCACTTGGATACATTCGTAGGAATATCCTGCAACAAAATCCATCGGAGATTGCTGCCATGGATAAAGAAATCGAAGCAGAGAAAGCGTTGGGTATCAAGCCAGAACCCAGTCCTGATCTTATCAGGGCACTTGGTGGTGCAAAGGCATACGGTATGGGATACGATCAAAGCCCTAGCGATGTCACCAAAGATGTAGATTCCGGCCTAGACTCTATTGGTTCAGAGAAAGATCCGTCAATGAGTGCTGATCCTAACGATCCAAATGCTCCGCAAGAAACACAAACATCTGCTACTAACGGAGAACCAAAAGTCGCAGGTGGAGGTGAGACAACCGCAGTACAAGATACTGCTTTGAACGGAGCGCAAGTGGAGAGTCTGCTCACCATTGTTACCAATGTGAAAATGGGACTACTGCCCAAAGAAGCAGGCAAAGCACTTGTGGATGCTGCATTTCCCTCGCTTACACGGGAGCAAATCAACTCCATTTTCGATCCCATCGAACCGGACAAGGCCCCACCACCAATGGTTCCTCAGGCACCAAGTATTCCTGGCGCAAAACCTGCTGCTCCCAAAGCACCAAAGAAACCAAAGGTGTAAGTTATGCCAACTCCAATCTACGACATCTATACTGAGCAAGGATCAAAGTTAGAGATTGAGTTTCTGTACGAAGACGCCAACGAAAACGGTGTAAATCTTACAGGTGCTTCGGGATATACACACGCCCGTATGCAAGTGCGCCGATCAACCGAAGAGATAAGCACAGATATCGTATTAGAAGTGAACGACGATGAAGCAACGGTTGAGGGTGTAACGGGATACGCCGGAGAATTTACGCTCACATACGATGGAATAACTGGCAACATTCTGCTTGAAGTGGAAGCAGATACCATGTCAGATGTTCCTGCTGGCAAGTATTTCTACGAGATCCAATTGATGAATGCTTCAACTCCCATGAAACTGCTTCGTGGTAGGTTTATTGTTGAATCAGGAGCAATTCGATGAGATACCGAGTACGAGTAAAGCAGGCAAAACTGCCTCTAGTAATTGTCAGGACCATAAATAGAATTACTATTCGACAACAACCACCAGACACAAAAGTAGTTTGGTTCTAACGGAGTGAGTGATGCCTACAGATAGCACCATCAAAATTAAGCGCAGTACAGGAACAACTGCACCTGTTGCAAGCACCGACATTGTGATTGGTGAGTTGGCAACTACAATGGATAGCACCAACAACGGTGCGTCCAACAAGGTGTATCTTGGTATTCAGAATTCTAGTGCTGGCACTTCTGCGGTTGCTATTGGCGGCAAGTACTATACCGATGCAGTTGATGCTCTGGCGTACTTCAAGACCATTGCAGTTACAGGGCAGAGCAATGTTGTTGCTGATACTAGCATTTCTGGTGATACTCTAACGCTTGTAGCGGGTTCAGGTATCACCATTACCACAGATGCGGGCACAGATACAATTACCGTAAGCAGTACTGATGCAGGTGGAACAGTTACTAGCATCACCCCCGCTGCCGGGAGCGGATCCGGCACCGCAATCACAACAAGCGGTACTATAACTGTCACAGGCACAGCAAACGAAATAGAAACGTCTGTGAGTGGAACAACCATCACAGTTGGTCTTCCAAACGATGTTACTGTTGGTGGAAGTCTTACAGTTACCGGAAACTTAACCATTAACGGCACTACAACTACGGTAAATTCCACAACCACATCAGTAGACGATCCCATCTTTACTCTTGGTGGAGACTCTTCACCAGGCAGCGATGACAATAAGGATCGCGGTATTGAGTTCCGTTGGCATAACGGTAGCGCCGCTAAACTTGGTTTCTTTGGATTCGATGATACTGACAGCAGTTTCATGTTTATTCCTGATGCAACAAACACATCAGAAGTATTCTCAGGAACTTTGGGAGACATCAAGACCAACTCGGTAAAAAGCGTTAGTGGTACTGCATTGGTTCTAAAGGGTGATAACACACACGATGCAGATTTGAGTCTGATCGGTCACGCTTCGCTTGCCGCAAGCGCATACGCAAAACTCGATGCAGGATACTTCCAACTAAACGGAACTTTACTGGGTGTAGACGGCTTCCTCAGAATAGTATCTGATCCTACAGGAGCAGCAGCAGGGCCATTGAACGGTGATCTAAAAACGGCAACACTTAGTGCCGGTCGTGTATGGACGATGCCCGATGCAACAGGTACAGTAATCACTACCGGAAACCTATCGTCCATCACAACGGTTGGAACAGTTTCAAGTGGTACATGGCAAGGCGGCGTAATCGGCTCCACCTACGGCGGTACTGGAGTAAACAACGCAGGTAGAACACTTACAATCAATACCGCAAACATTACATTTGATGCAAACGCCAGCGGTTCAAGTGTAACTCTTCCGGTAACAGGTACACTTGCAACTCTTGCAGGATCAGAAACGCTAACCAACAAGACGCTCTCTACAGGTAGCGTATGGCAGGGTGGTATCGTAGGTTCCACCTACGGTGGTACTGGAGTAAACAACGGTTCGTATACCATTACTCTTGGTGGAAACATCAGCACAGCAGGATCGTTCACGCATTCTGGCGCACATACGCTAACCCTGACCACTACAAACAACACAAACATTACTCTTCCGACAACAGGTACACTTGCAACTCTTGCAGGATCAGAAACACTAAGCAACAAAACCATCGATTGCGGTACATTCTAATAGAGGAATCGTATGATAAACGGACAAACAATCATATCAAACATTCTTGATGAAAACATCATCAGAACCAAAGAAAACATTCACGCCCTTTTGGCACAAAAAACCAAGGTGTACTTGGAAGACAAGCGCAGATGCTTGGCATCTGTTGCTTACGGACCGTGTGCAGCAGCAGAAGCGAAGGGAGACTGCAACTGCTCATGTGAAGAAGAAGAAGTAGCAGAAGACTGTGGTTGCTCTGAAGTAGAAGAGATGACCGCCAATCAGAAGAAACTGGACAAGAATCACAACGGTGAACTAGACAGTCAAGACTTCAAGATTATTCGCGGTAAAAAGAAGAAAGGCAAAGACGAATGAAACTCATAACCGAACACACAGACGACATTCAGATCATCACCGAAGAGAAGGATGGCAAGAAAGCGTACTTCATTGAAGGCGTCTTTATGCAGTCTGATATCAAGAATCGCAACGGTCGCGTGTACCCAAACGGAGTGCTTGTTAAGGAAGCCATGCGCTACAACAAAGAGTTCGTAGAATCGAACCGAGCAATGGGCGAACTAGGTCATCCCGAAGGCCCACAACTTAATCTTGACCGTGTTTCCCATATCATCAAAGAGATGAAGGTGGACGGCAAGAACATTTGGGGTAAAGCAAAGGTCATGGACACCCCATACGGCAAAATCGTCAAAAACATGATTGACGAGGGTGTTAAGTTTGGTGTGTCTTCCCGTGGTGTTGGTTCTCTGAAAACCACCAAAGACGGCATCAATGAAGTGCAAAACGACTTCAATCTTGCCGCGGTAGACATTGTAGCAGACCCATCTGCTCCTGACGCTTTTGTTGAAGGTGTCATGGAAGGTAAAGATTGGGTCTACGAAAATGGCAACTGGAGACAGGTGGAAGCAATCAAACAGACAATCAAGCGCACTTCCAAGCGTAATTTGGAAGAAGCAAAACTGCAAGCATTCAATGCCTTCTTGCGCGGTCTGTGAAAATCAGATTAGGCATAAATAGAAGTGGTTTCATTACCCTAAAGGAGATATCCGATGAGCAATCCCAAAGACCCTGTGAAAACGTCCCTGCGTGAAAGTGTAGAGACAGTACTAGATGAATCAACAACGAAAACTACCGTTACTAAAGAAGGAAAGTTGCCACCCTGGCTAGACAAGAAAAAGAAGGGTAAAGGCAAAGAAGAAGACATGGAAGAGGCCAAAGCAAAAAAGGCAGATGACGAAGAAGACATGGAAGAGGCCAAAGCAAAAAAGGCAGATGACGAAGAAGACATGGAAGAGGCCGCTAAGGATTGCTCGTGCAACGAAGACGATGATCTTCCGTGGTGTGACGATTGTGAAGACGATATGGAAGAGGCTAAGAAAAACGAATATCCAAAGAAGATGAAGGAACATCTTGCTCCTCTCTTTGACGGTCAGAACCTCTCCGAAGACTTTAGAAACAAGGCAGAAGCAATCTTCGGTGCTGTTATCGCAGAGCGCGAAGCAGCAATTAGAAGTCACTACGAAACTGCACTCGCAGAAGCAAATGCTACCGTTCAAGCAGATTTGGCAGAAAAGGTTGACGAATATCTGTCATATGTGGTTGAAGAGTGGTACAAGGAAAATAAGATTGCAGTAGAGCGCAGCCTTCGTGCAGAAATTGCAGAGAACTTCATGGAAGGTCTTCGCAATCTGTTCACAGACAACTTCATCACTATTCCTGATGAAAAGGTCGATGTGCTTGAAGCAGCAAACACCAAGATCGAAGAGTTGACCTCGCAGGTTAATGAAGAGATCAAGAACAGCATGGAAAGAGCGCGGCGCATCAACGAGTTGGAAGCAAAGATTGCTTTCTCCGAGTCGGTTGATGGTCTAACGCTGTCTGAGGTTGAAAAACTAAAAGAACTATCAGAAAGCATTGAGTTTGATTCTGTAGGAGAATTCAAGACCAAACTCAATGTGCTGAAAGAAACTTATCTCAAGACGCCAGTACAAGAAACTCGTGATACTCTCGTAGAAGATTCGTCCGCATCATCCGATGCACTACTGTCCCCTGCAATGCAGGCGTACACTCGCACACTCTCAAAGTTCCGTAACTAATTCCCTCATCCGAGGATAAAAAGGAGATTCAGATGGAAAAGATCGCAAACGCAGCCATGCTCACCGAAAAGTGGGCGCCAGTCCTAAACCACGCATCAGCAGGTGCTATCAAGGACTCATATCGTAAAAATGTAACCGCAGTTCTTCTAGAGAACACCGAGCGTGATCTCAGAGAAACAGCAGTTAACTCACTCAGCGGCACATACGCAAGCGGTAGCGACCCGAACTTGGGTAACATCGCTTCGTTCTCGCCGGTGATGATCTCGTTGGTTCGGCGCGCCCTGCCAAACATCATTGCCTACGACATTGCATCGGTACAGCCGATGAGTGGCCCAACAGGCTTGGTGTTTGCAATGCGCTCGAAGTATGTTGTAAACAATACTCTCTCAAGTACAGAAGCACTATACGACGAACCCGATACCGACTTCTCTGGCGCTCGTCCTGTAACGGGTACTGGAATCACCGCGGCCAGCGTCGGTGCAGGTGGCGTAACAGGCGACACCGAAGTAAGCAACGGTAACGATCCTGACGCTGAAGGTGGCCGTCGTCATGCAGGTGGATACGGTATCTTCGGTGCAGCCAACGAAACCGATCCGCTATCAGGTAACTACTCTGTGGGTGGTGGTATGACCTCTGCTCAACTTGAAAAGCGTGGCGAAGAAGCAACTCCATTCTCTGAGATGGCATTCACCATCGACAAGGGAACGGTAACTGCACAGGCTCGCGCTCTGAAGGCAGAGTACACCACAGAACTCGCACAAGACCTCAAGGCTGTTCACGGTCTTGACGCTGAGAGTGAACTGTCGAACATTCTTTCGACAGAAATTCTCGGTGAAATCAACCGCGAAGTGATCCGTACTGCTTACCTCACAGCAGAGCGTGGCACAGATGTCAACAACGCTGCTTCCAACACAGGAAACGGCCGTTGGATGGTTGAACGCTTCAAGTATCTCGTATACAACATCGAGAGGGAAGCAAACATCATCGCCAAGCGCACTCGTCGTGGCAAGGGTAACTTCCTGATTTGCAGCACCAATGTTGCATCTGCTCTCTCACTCGCAGGTCTTCTAGACTACAGCGGTCCGTTCAACAACAACGGTATCGCTCAGCCAGACGAGACAGGTGAACTGTTTGTCGGTACTCTGAACGGTCGCATCAAGGTTTATGTCGATCCGTTCGTGACCGCTGACTACTGCATGGTTGGCTACAAGGGAACCAACCCATACGATGCAGGTATCTTCTATTGCCCATATGTACCTCTACAGATGGTACGCGCAACAGATCCTGATACCTTCCAACCCAAGATCGCGTTCAAGACTCGTTACGGTATGGCAACTAACCCATACAATGTAACGCCGTCAAGCGGAACCATCGACATCAACATCGGTGGAGTGACTGCGCTGACCCGCAACAACAGATACTTCCGTATCTTTGCGGTAAGCAACATCGCTGGCTGATCGTCAGGTTACTGAAACCAAACGAGCGGGGGGGAGAAATCCTCCCCGCTTTGTTTTTGGATACATACTATGGAGAAACAATGACCAACTTTGACAACAGCAAACCCCAAGTAGAGAACTACCTGTATCCAACTGCTTTTAAGTTTACACTTACTCGCATTCCAGGCGTTATCTACAATTGTCAAACCGCAAACATCCCAGGCGTATCTGTGGCAGAAGTTACTGCCAACAATCCTCGCAGCGGTAGAACATTAAAGGTTCCTTCTCAGAATCTCCAATTTGAGGATTTGCAGATCAAGTTCTTGGTGGACGAAACCATGCACAACTGGTTAGAAATATACAGTTGGATTCAGGCTTTGCGCGTGGTAGACGATTGGGAAACCGTAAAACCGTTTGTTAGAAATGTAACACTAGACTCAGAATCGCAACTAGACGAAGGTGCTATGATTGTGTTCAGTAGTGCCAACAATGCAGTTCGCAGATTCAAGTTCCACAACATGTTTCCCAAAGAGTTATCCTCATTGGATTTCGATAGCGGTACAGACAATCCTGAGGCAATGACTGCAACCGCCATTTTTGCATTTGAGTACTTTACAGTAGAAACGCCTTGACTTGTTTGCCGTTTGAGGTATTCTTTCGTAATGAAACTAGAAGAACTTCGTAATATGGTCAAGAAAGACTTGACTGTAGATCCAACAGAACTCGACATCGCATCTCTCTTGGTGCCACAGTTGCACTCCAAGTATCTGAATTTACTGATGGACGAGAAACTTATTCTTCGCAAACTAAAACTAGAACTATCTGCACTAAAGCGCGACAAGTGGGAGTATTACTCTGGCAGAATGAGTGAAGAACGCCTCACGGAATTAGGATGGGAACCGTTTCATCTGAAGATTCTAAGACAAGACCTAGACAAATACTTGGAAAGTGATGCAGACTTGGCTGGTATTATGACGAAACTTGCATTCTGCGAGGAGAAGGTAGAATTCCTCACAGGTGTTATCAAAGCGGTTGGAAATCTGCATTGGAACATTCGTAGTGCCATTGAGTGGAAAAAGTTCACACACGGGGCATAATGCAAACCATCAGAGGATTTGTTGGAGAAGGAGCAGTATACGCTTCGTATCTGAAGCAAGCGTATCGCTTTGCTCAACACAGTCCTGATCCATCCACTCAAGTTGGCTGTGTAATTGTGCATCCAACAATGGGAGTAATTGCAGGAGCATCAAATGCCTTGCCTGAAGGTCTAAAAGTAACAGAAAACAGACTCAATGATCGTTCGCAAAAATCCATTTACATGGAACACGCAGAGAGAAACGCTCTGTATCGTTGCTGCCAAAGCCTGTTATCTACTGCAGGTTGTCATGCGTATGTGACTCTACCTCCGTGTGTAGACTGCGCCAGAGGATTGATTCAATCAGGAATAACTCAGGTAGTTGCTCACCAAGAAATGCTTGATCGATATGCTCCTGATGCATCAATACCTAGGCGTGAAAGTATTGAGCAAGGATGGAATATGCTGTGCGAAGCAGGAATCAAGTGTGTCTTGTGGTCTGGTACAGTATTCCAAGTTCAAACAGTTTCGGTGCGAGTAAGAGGTAAGCAATGGACTCCATAAATACCAACATGGAGAGTATCATTGTCAGCAAAAAGAACTCTGTGTACTTGAAAGTAGACTGTGGCAGCAAGAGCGTTGCACAAGAACTTTCAGATTTCTTTACATTCAAGGTGCCTGGATTCCAATTCATGCCTGCGTATCGCAGCAGAATGTGGGACGGCAAAATCAGACTATACAATCAGAATTCGCAGGAACTGTACTGTGGCCTGCTTGACTATGTGAAGTCTTTTGCAACTGAACGCAACTACTGGGTAGGTGTTTCGTTTCCTGAAACGCAAGACGCATGGACACACGAGGATGTCCGTAAGTACATGAAAACCCTGAAATTAGTAGCAGCAGGCAAACCTATTGATCCGCATCCACACCAGTTGGATGCTGTATGCCATGCATTAAATCGTGAAAGATGTCTGCTTCTTTCTCCTACCGGCTCAGGTAAAAGTCTCATCATTTACACGCTGATGCGTAGACGTTTGGAAGAAGATAAGCGAAAAGTTCTCGTTGTTGTTCCTACCACATCACTTGTGGCACAAATGGAGAACGATTTCATCGACTACTCATCTGAAGATAAGTCTTGGAAAGCACAGAAGCATATTCACAAGATTTTTGCAGGGCAGAGCAAAACAACAGAAAAACAAGTGGTTATCACTACATGGCAGAGCATCTACAAACAACCTGTGAAGTGGTTTCAGCAGTTTGGTTCGGTGTTTGGTGACGAGTGCCACCTGTACAAAGCGAAATCGCTGTCAACCATAATGTCGCGCTTAATCGACTGTGAGTTCAGAATAGGAACAACCGGGACGCTTGACGGTACTCAAACACATCGCCTTATTATCGAAGGACTCTTTGGTGCTGTTCACAAGGTCACAAGCACCACAGAACTCATCAAGCAGAAACTACTAAGCGATTTTACCATCGATTGCATCACGCTGAAGTACTCCGACGAAGATTGTAAAGCGGTAAAAGCCTTACGTTATCAGGAGGAAATTGACTTCTTGGTTTCACACCCCAAGCGCAACAAGTTTATCACAGACCTGGCGTGCAACACTAAAGGTAACACACTAGTCCTGTTTCAGTATGTGGAAAAGCACGGGAAACCCCTGTACGATATGATTCTTGCACAAGGCAAAACGCTTGGAAAAGAAGTGTTTTTTGTGTTTGGTGGAACAGATGTAGAACAACGCGAGTATGTGCGTACCATCGCTGAAACCAAAGACAATGCCATAATAGTAGCATCTTACGGTACATTCAGTACGGGAGTCTCTATCCGCAGACTACATAATATTGTGTTCGCATCCCCATCCAAAAGCAGGATCAGGGTGCTTCAAAGTATCGGTCGTCAACTTCGCAAATCTGAGCATAAAGAAAAGGCAAGACTATATGATGTTGCAGATGATCTGCGGTGGAAATCTAAGGTGAACTTCACCTTGAATCACTTCTTAGAGCGTATGAAAATCTACGCAACTGAGAAGTTTGATTACAGCACAGTTACAATCAAACTATAGGAGGCGCAATGGAATTCAGCGATCCAACCATAATCAAACTAAAGACTGGCGACGATATCATTGCAACCGTGCGTGATGTCACCAAGACTCGCATGGTACTAGAAAATCCATTCACTTTAGAGACTCTTACCCTCATTGACCAAAATGGAGTACCTAGGGACGAACGCATACTGATGAAGAAGTGGATCAACTGGACAAAGGATAATGTGATCTCTTTGCCCAAAGCACATATATTGGATTGCATGCCCCCAAGCGACAAAGCAGTTGCTCATTATCTCATGGTGTTGAAGAATGGTGGCATTTTTAAGTTGAATGCAACAGAACAGGCTGAACTGGAAGCAGGAGCCTCGTTCATGGAAGAACTGCTTGAACAAATCAAGAGCGGAGAAGTTACGCCAGAGATGATTGAAGAAGGTCGCATCGAAAGCGAGCGTATGGAAGAAATAGAGGCTTCCGAACCTGAGCAATTACCCGACGAAGATAAGAACGGTGGTTCTGATAAGGATTACGGTAACAGACCGAATGATTGGTCGCCTGATCCCCGTGATTACTTTTAGTATACTATGGACCGTGAAATCTTCACTTTTATGTAGTATAGGTGCAGTCAATGCCTCAGAGAAAATCCAAGAGTTTTTCTAAGCGACTAGCGCCATTGTGAAACTGTGATATAGTTGTAATCGAAATGGAGACTTATGAAGAAGCGCAAATCAAAAACACAGACTTCCGAAGATGAAGTAGAGATAGATGTATCAGAGATAAAGAAAGACATCGAAGAAGAAACACAGTCTGGGCATTACATAGACAACAAGGTTTTCTACGCAGAGATGGTGAAGTGGAAAGAGGTTGTTGTTGCTGAGCGTGCAGCAGACAGAAAGACCCCACCAGTTACCGACTATATCGGGAAATGCTTTCTAGACATTGCCACGCATCTGTCGTACAGGCCTAACTTCATCAATTATCCGTACCGAGAAGAGATGATCGGTGACGGTATTGAGAACTGCTTGATGTATGCCAGCAACTTCGATCCAAGCAAGTCTAAGAATCCATTCTCGTACTTCACTCAGATCATCTACTTTGCCTTTCTACGCAGAATTGCCAAAGAGAAAAAGCAAATGTACATCAGATACAAGATGCTAGAAGCGGCAGACAAGACAGGCAAAATACGCCGCAATCTGTTAGATTCTTCAGAGGGTAACGCAGAAGATCCTGTTGCTGAGTTCTTTCATCTATCACCAACTGATTTAGCCAAATTTTCTAACGCAGACAGCACTAAAAGAAAAGGCAAGAAAAGCAAGAAGACAAGACGCAATCGACTTGACGATGTGTGAACCGAGTGTATACTTGGTTGTAAAGTAATTCACGATGAAACTAGCCATTATCAACGACACACACTTTGGCGCCAGATCTGATTCGCCAGTATTTGGTGAGTACTTCTTCAAGTTCTTTGATGATGTATTCTTTCCTTACTGCGACAAGCACGGCATAGACACCGTGTTACATCTAGGTGATCTACTGGATCGTCGCAAGTTTGTTAACTTTCAAACGCTAAATCAAGTGCGAACCCGATTCATGGAACCGCTTTTGCAGCGCGGTATGACCGTGCATTGCATTCTTGGCAATCACGATGTGTATTACAAAAACACCAACCTAGTGAACTCTCCAAAGGAATTGTTTGGAGAACGCTATACCAACTTCATTATTTACGAAGAACCAGTTGAGTTGCAGTTTGGCTCTCTGCGTGTGGCGATGGTTCCGTGGATCAATAAGAATAACCACGAAGACTTCCTGCGCTTCATCAAGAAGAGCAAGTGTCCTGTGATCTGTGGACATTTTGAACTGGAAGGCTATCAGGTGATGCGTGGCGTAAAGCACGATGGTGGTATGCCTGCCAATCTGCTTGCGCGTTACGAGATGGTTCTGTCGGGACACTTTCACCACAAGCACGGTGGTGGGAATGTGCAGTATTTGGGTACACAGTATCAGATCACCTTCAGCGACTTGGAAGACCGTAAGGGATTCCATGTACTTGATACAGAAACCAGGCAACTGGAGTTCATCGAAAATCCCAACAGAATGTTTCATGCTATTCGCTACGATGATTCTCGGCATGACTACAGTAAAGTTCTAGAGAACGCAGACTTCTCGCGGTACGCAAACACCTTTGTCAAGGTCTTTGTGGACTCGAAGACCAAGCCGTATATGTTTGACAAGTTCTTGGATGGAATCTATACCGCTCCTGCCATGGGCGTCACCGTTGTAGAACAGAATCCTGATACCAGTACAGGTGAACCCGCAGCAGATATGGCACTAGACACGCTTGGTCTAATCAACAAAGAGATTGATGGTATGGAAGAAGTACACGACAAGCCTATGCTGAAGCGCATTGTGCGCGATTTGTACATGGAGAGTCTGTCTCTATGATTAACTTCACAAGGGTTCGGTTCAAAAACTTTGGATCGTTTGGGAACAACTTCACCGAAATTCAACTGAACAAGGCCAAGATGGTTCTTGTGTCGGGTAGTAATGGGCACGGTAAGTCATTTGCTTTGCTTGATTCTATCACCTTTGGGTTGTTCGGGAAGCCATTCAGAAAGATCAATCTTCCTCAGTTGGTGAATAGTGTAAACGAAAAGGATTGCTTGGTAGAGGTGGAGTTCGGTATTGCTACCGATTCCTACAAGGTAGTTCGAGGCATCAAACCTAATCGCTTTGAAGTGTGGAAGAATGGCAATCTGTTGGATCAGCACGCCACCACAAAGGACTATCAGAAAATGCTTGAAGAGCAGATTCTGAAGATGAACTACAAGTCATTTACACAGGTGGTTATACTTGGTAGTTCTTCGTTTGTTCCGTTTATGCAGTTGCCTGCTGCAGATCGCCGGGCGGTGATTGAAGATATTCTTGATATCAATGTGTTCTCAACCATGAACACAATCCTCAAGGCAAAGATGTCTACCCTCAAGGAAGAGATTGCAGATAATGAACGCAAGATTGAAATTCTGCGCGAGTCTATCCGCGCTCAGAAAGACCTAATCGCAGGACTGAAAAGCAAGACCGATGAGCAGGTGCAGGGAAATCTGAAAGAGATCGCTCGCTCTGAATCCTTGATTGAAGAAAAGCAAGCAGAACTTTCTGCTCTAACCGAGCAGATTCAACAGGTGAAAGTCAAACTGCAAGGCAAGGTTACCTTGTTGAAGCAGATCAGCAAGATGGAAATCTTGCAGAAGCAACTGGAATCCAATCGTAAAAAGGTTGGAGAAGAGTTGTCATTCTTTGACAACAACGAAGTGTGCCCAACTTGTCAGCAGTCTATCGATAAGGCAAGTCAACCCATTCACGGGTTGCTATGTAAGAAGAAGAGCAAGCAAGGTGAATTGAACGAAGCAGTTGATGCCATTGTCACCGAGATTGAAACCAAGCGAAATCAAATCGAAGAGTATGAAGAGGTGTCCAATGAACTGGAATCTCTGAACACGCAGACGATGGAGGCTAATAGCACCATCACGGCGTGCAACTCTTATATCGGCAAACTCAGTAAAGAGAACAAGGCGATTCAAAGCAAAGAAACAGAAGACACCGATCATCAGAAACGATTGATTGATTTTCAGGGAGACTTGAACAAGAACGAGGCCTCCAAGCACAGCCTAGTTGAAGAGATGCACTACTACAGCGTAGCGGCAACTCTTCTGAAAGATAGTGGTATCAAGGCAAAGATCATTCGCTACTATCTGCCAATCATCAACAAAACCATCAACAAGTATTTGAATACGATGGATTTCTTTGCAAACTTCACACTTGACGAAGAGTTCAACGAAACTATCAAGAGTCGGCACCGCGACGCCTTCTCTTACATGAGTTTCAGCGAGGGAGAAAAGATGCGTATCGATTTGGCCTTGCTACTGGCGTGGCGAGAGATTGCACGAATCAAGAACAGCGCAAACACCAATCTGCTCATCTTGGATGAGGTATTTGATTCGTCGCTTGACACCGCAGGAACTGAAGAGTTTATGAAGATTCTGCATTCCTTTGGTAACACATCAAATGTGTTTGTGATTTCTCACAAAGCAGATCAGTTGGTAGACAAATTTGAACACACCATGTCGTTTGAGAAGAAGAACAATTTCAGCAGGATTACACCATGACAAACTTTCAAGAGAACTCGTATGTGTTGGGAGATGCCTTTGATTATCTACCTAACATTGCCTCTGAATCGGTAGACCTAGTATTCACTTCCTGCCCAGACCTATCTCAGACTCCATTTGGAAAAGATGAGACTGACTCATATCGCCAGTTTCAACAGAAGGCAATGCGAGAGTTTGCTCGTATTGTGAAACCAACGGGGTTTGTTGTGGTGTGTCAAACTGACCGCAGAGTAAATGGATTCATTCTGTCGAATCATATGTGGTATGCACAATGTCTAGAGAACGAAGGCCTAAGTCTCAAGGATTACAAGGTTGTCGTTCGGAATGAAGTAGGTAAGCGTGACATGTACTACTTCACTTTTCAACACATGCTTGTGTATACAAGCCACGGAGTGATTCATCGCAAGGGAGACTGGTTGCGCGACATCTATGTGGATCAGCAAGAGAAGGTGCTGAATCAATCGGTGTGGTCACAAGACTTCTGTAAGTATGTGATTGAGAACCTTACCAAGCCAGGAGATTTGGTTGTTGATCCATTCGCAGGAGTTGCCCCTGTTTTGCTTGCTGCCAGTACTACTGGACGCAGATGGTGGGGATGCGAACTGGAAGAGAAGTTCTACGATCCAAAATTCAATCATTCCAAGGCTACTCTTCCGCTATGAAAGAATTTCCTAGCCATGTTCTGACTAGAACCCCGGTGCAGTTTATTGAAGGCGTGTGGTATAAGCGGGATGATATGTACACCCCCTATGGGGTTGGAGATGTGAGTGGAGGGAAGGTAAGACAAGCCATTCGTTTGCTGTATCCTTTGCGGGATATTTTGAAGGAACGCACAAGCGGAGTAGTGACTCATACACAGGTGCATTCCACTACAGGAGCCATTGTTGCTAGAGTATGCAAGGATCTAGAGATTCCTTGTGTCATTTGTATCGGTGGTAGTTCGCCAGAAACCATTGACAATCATCACATGATGCGATACGCAAAGTGGCTGGGTGCAGATGTTCGCAATGTTTGCGGAACAGGAATGCACGGTCCTGTACTTGCTAGAATGCGTGAGATTGCCAAAGCAGAAAACCTATACGATGGAGTCTTTACTCACAATATAGAAAATAGAGAAGATGCAATCATCGATAGCATTGAGCATCAGGTGGCTAATCTACCGAATCAGTTGGATCAGTTGGTGGTGCCCGTGGGAAGTGGAGTACACTTTGCTGCCATCCTCAGAGGCATTCACCGGTACAGTCTAAGTGTGGGTAAGGTAATTGGATTGTGTGTTGGTCCAAAGCGAACAGAAAACATCAACAAATGGGTGAATCCCATGGCAGGATATCCTCTGCCAGACTACGAGTTACATTGCCTAAATACTGTATACGGAAAACCTCTTGTGGAAAAGATTGCAGATGGTACAATCCTTGACGATCTGTACGAAGCAAAGGCACACAAGTGGATGCGAGAAAATCTCGACACAAACAAGAGTACTTGCTTTTGGGTGGTTGGGCGTAGACTAAGCGAAACTGAAGTACAGAAAAGAATGGAATCATAATGGAAACTCTACAAGCACATAAAACCTTCTTTGAGAAGAACACTCACCTTCTGAACCATCCAGTAAATGTTACCTTCGATGAACTACTGGAGATGGATGCAGATGACTTCCGCAAATGGGTCATCGACATGCGTAAGGCTGTTGTTGATATTTGGGACAACATGGGATGCCCTCCTCGCATTGGAAAGGTCGAAGAGGATATCATTGAAGAGTGGAACAAGATGGCTGAGTATCCTGTGAAGTCTTTTGAATTTGACGATGAACTGGAAAACATTGGCAAAGATGTAATCTTAAACAAGGCTAGACTTGGTTCCGAAGTAGATCAATGGTTTCCCACCATGATGAAGACTCGTATCAACTACAGCGAGAAAGACGATGGGTACTCCATTTATGAACTGTTTGCTGAAGATCGATTTCTTGATCGCATGGTGAAGGGATCAATGCGTCACTTCCGTAGAGACTCGCTGTATATGCATGCCTTGTCTTGCTTGCGTAATAATGCTAAGCCTGCTCTTGTGTCTGTACCTGATGCTTTGTCGTGGATCAAAGCATTTCAAACCAACAAGGAAATCTTCAAGGGATACGACTTCATGCTTGAACAGGTGAAGGTTCGTGAAGGCAACAACACGGGATATTTCCAACTTAATCAGTCAGACATTCTGAATCTAACACGAGAACAAGTGCAACAACTCAAAGATGAAGGAGTGCTGCAATACAGGCACTTCTCTACCTTTGATGTGAACTCTATGCCGGATGATCGGGTGTATACCATCCGTATTTACAAGAAGGGTGAGAGGGTATTCCCAAAGGGATTCGCCGCTTTCCGTATTGGATACATTCAGGTTGCCCACAACTTTCCTCCAATGACTGCCAAGTATTTGTACGAGCGATTTACCGAACATGTCAAGGGGCAGAAAGATCCTATTGTGATCTACGATCCATCATCAGGATGGGGTGGTCGCATTCTAGGCGCCATGAGTGTGCGCGATGATCGTAAAATCCATTACATTGGAACTGATCCAAACCCTGAACTTTATTACATTGACACCGATACAGGGGAAGAGCGGCCTCGCTATGCTGATGTTGCAGATTTCTATAACACCAAGACATATAGAGGCAATCCTTTCTTCAGCGAAACCAACACATATGAAATCTACAGACTAGGTTCCGAAGAGATTGGCAACAATCCTCGATTTAAGAAGTACCGGGGAAAGATTGATATGATCTTTACTAGTCCTCCGTATTTTAACCGAGAAGCCTACTCAAAGGACGAGAATCAATCGTACAAGAAGTATGGTTCATCTTACGAAAGTTGGAGAGATGGCTTCTTGCGTCCCACGCTAAAGACCTGTGCAGAGTTCTTAAAGCCTGATCGATACTTGCTATGGAACATTGCAGACATTCAGGTTGGTGGAGATTATCTGCCTCTTGAAGAAGATTCAAAAAGATTCCTTGAGGAGTTTGGATTAGTGTATAAATACAAAGTGAAAATGGCGATGGAATCTATGCCTGGGCAGAATCGTCTTGACGAAGAGACAGGATTGCCCAAGTGTAAGAACTATTGTAAGGTCGGTGGAGACTACATGAAGTATGAACCTGTTTATGTTTTTTATAAGCCAAAAGGAGAATGATAATGGCAAAGAATGAATCAAAGTCTGTAAATAGTGCGCTATCTGATGTTACTTCTGTGAAATCAAAAAAGTCTAGTGAAGTTTCTGATTCCCGAACAGTCGAGTGGACATATATTTGGCTGAGTGGTGACGGGAGCATTCGTAGTGCCGTATTTAATTCTGTAGGCAAGACACCAAAGGTACAGCGGTTTGATGGATCTGCTTGCAAGCAAGCGTCCACGGATAATTCAGATCTGTTTCTAGTTCCTGTCAGAGTTGTATCAGATGTGTTGTTTGGAAACGACAGCATATCTCCTACTAGTTCTATTGTACTCTGTGAAGTACAAACTGCAGATGGAACTCCCCACGCTTCTAACAGCAGAGCAGATCTGAAAAAGTTCTTACTCAAGAACTCTAAACTCTCTACTGTAAAGATTGGAATGGATCAGGACATTCTTTTTATAGACCCGGATACTAGACAGCCATATTCTTGGCCACTAGGAAAGAATGAAAAGGGAGAAGAGCAAGTTGTTTTCCCTGGTCCTCAAGGACGATACTACGGAGGTACTGGTGACTTTGTTCGTGGTAGAAGAATTATGAGTTCGATTGTAGATCGAATGAACTACAGAGGAATCAATATCAGATCTTACAATCCTGCAATTTGTCTATCACAATGGACTTATAGTGTTCAAGAAAACGATATTATGACTGCGTGTGATGATCTTATCATTTCTCGATACCTCTGCGAGTCTGTTGCTGAAGAAGAGACATCTCCGAGGTGTGTTGTGAGTTACACTCCAAAAAGTTTTCCGGGAACTGAATGGAACGGTAGTGGTTGTATTTTCCGGTTGTACTTGGAAAATTACACAAGCAGCGGTGGAAATGCTAGTCTTGCCAAATCTATTTGTGAAACCTTAGGGCAAGATCACCGTGAGCATATTGCAGCATATGGATCCGGCAACGAAGCACGCCTAGTGGGGAAGACAGGGGGTATTAGTGACTACAACAAATTCAGTTGGGGATTTGGAGACAAAACTGCTTCCATCTGCGTACCAACAATACCTCTGATGGGCGACTCCACCGATCATGTTTATTTTGAAGATCGTAGACCAAGTGCCGGAGTCGATCCGTATGTTGGAGTTCTTGCACTATGCCGTAGTCTTGTGGGCGTTCTAGACCTGCAAGTGCCTACAAAGGCAGAAGTATCTGCTAAAGAGTTTGAACCAAAACTTGTAAGTTGAGTTGACTTGTATCGGGTTCGTCTTATACTAAGGTGTAATGAAGAACTACAACAAAACTCTAGAACGCGCGTATGGCACAGAGCCATCTTGGAGCGCAGAGTCCTTTGCATCTGAAGAAGAGCGAGACTCTGCGCTCCAACGCGCTTTAAATTGGTATTGGGGCAAAGGCACAAAGCGAGAAAAGAAGCGGTGGGTTTTAGAATACTGTAAGCATGTCAAGATGAATGCCGAACACATTAAGTGTGTTGCCCAAAATTGCATCAAGAGTTATTCTGGCATAGCACATCTTTGCCGGATGCTCACTCGTGGGGCCCCGCTTTCAGATGAAACCAAAGAGAAAATCACAAGTGACATAGATGCACTCCGGTGTAGTGGTGCTGCTGTTCTTGCCAAGCGTCACGCCTGTGCTGGTCCTTCTATCCAAGAGAGGATAGAGCAGAAATGTCGGGAATACTTGGGAGACATTGATATGCTTGTGGACGCGGCTGTAACCGCGTGTGCAAGCAAGGGCGAGATAAAGTTTGACCCTGTTGGATGGGCAACAACTAGGGGTGTTAAGCCTATGCATTGTGGTAAAATTGCCACTTACATTGAGACAACTTATCTACAAGAGATGGCACTTGCATATGCTGGCAAAGACGAGCAACTGGTAGAAGGATACTCGTTCCTGACTAGACCGCGTTTCAAGAAACTCATACAGGTTCTATCTGAAACCGCCAACGCTTTCCGTACATTTGCAGACGAGAAGAGATCCGAACGCAAGCCTCGTAAGAAGAAAGAGAAGAGTCCTAGCCAGATCACCAAGAAACTGAAGTACTTGTCCGAGTCGAAAGATTACGGCATCAAGAGTATTTCTCCTGAAAAGATTGTTGGCAGCGAAATGGTGGTTGTGTTTAACGAGAAGTACCGTACACTAACTGTACTCTTTGCTAAAGATCCGCGTGGACTCAGCGTAAAGGGAACCACCGTTATCAACTACGATGAGGATAAGTCTGTTACTAAGAAACTCCGCAAACCAAAGGATGTGCTGAGTAAACTTACTGGTGTTCGCTCTGTGCAAACCGCTTTGAACTCTATTAAGACTAAACCCACAAAGATGAGCGGAAGAATCAACGAGAACTGTGTTCTCGTTGGAGCCTACTAATGATTCTGATTGACAACAACCAAGTACTGTTGGGAAGCCTGTTCGCCCTTACTAAGGGCGATGCTTCTCAGTTTTCAGAAGACCTTCTACGACATACGGTGTTGAACATCTATCGTACATATCGACAGAAGTTCCGCGATGCCGGTGAGATTGTCCTGTGCCATGAGGGTGGTAAGTGCTGGCGTAACTCTGTATTCCCTCAGTATAAGCAGAACAGAAACAAAGCAAAGGCTGCCTCTGATGTGGATTGGAAGGCGATTTACGGAATGATTGACGGTATCCGCGAAGAGATTCGTGATGTGTTTCCGTATCGTCACATGCGGGTTACTGGAGCAGAAGCAGACGATGTGATTGCAACTTTGACCAAACACTTTTCTGCAAAAGAACAGATCGTGATTGTCTCTAGCGATAAAGACTTTAAGCAGTTGCAGATTTATCCAAATGTTCGGCAATGGAGTCCCATGACCAAGGGATTTGTGCCGTGCAAGGAACCTACCGAGTTCTTGATTGAGCATATCTTGGGTGGAGACTCAAGCGATGGTGTGCCTAATGTTCTATCTGATGACGATTGCTTCGTCACAGACGGAAAGCGTCAGACTCCTCTCACGTCAAAGAAGGCGGAAGCGATCCACGAAAATCTTGTGGTACTGGGTAATACCTTTGATGTTGGTGCAAACATGCCAGATAAAGTGAAAAGAAATTGGGATCGTAACCGATGTATGGTTGACTTCAGATACATACCTGTGGAGTTGGAGAAATCCATTCTGCAAAAGTACGCAGACTCCACTCCTACGCGCAGGGGAAATATCCTCTCGTATTTGATGGAGCATAAGATGAAGAATCTAGTTGAAGTTGTATCGGAGTTTTGAATGAGCAGAGAATGGAACAATTGGGATGAAACTGGTTCGTTTGAACGCTTTCATAAGGATCGCGGCATAAAGAAAAAGCAAAAGCGCGGCGACCGACATTCGCAGAAGCAAAAAATGCGAGAAGCATCTTCTGACATTGAGAGATACGAAGACGATTCATTTGAGGAGTACCGAGATGAGCGCACCAAACAACGGTAAGAAAATTATTGCTACTGGTGGGTGGTCTAAATCACCAAATGCTAGAACACCTGCTGCATTACCAGTACCAACTCCAGTATCAACTCCAGGACCACAGCATCCACCGTCTTTACTGAACAAAGTAAAGAGTGCTGTTGAAGCATACGCTTCTCGCGGAATTACGCAAGATAAACGATGCACCGAAGATATCAAGAAAACTAGATTGGTTTCTTGTCATGGCGATCCCGAACGCGGAATTGCCCCCTGTCCATTTAGACGCGACAGTAGCGCAGAAGAAGGTAGATACTACTGCGGTGAGTGTGGGTGCGGAGATAGAAAAGCAACATGGCTAAATGCAAAGCAGCCAGATGACTACACCAAACTAGACTTTCCTAAAGTGGTGTGTCCTCTTAATATGCCTGGATTTAGCAACTACACTCCTAGTGCAGATGAAAGCGTAGAAAGAAGAATGCGATACGACTTTAGCCGAAAGGAGCAGATCGAAAGGCAAGTTGACCTAACGATCAAGCAAACAGATGAGAAGAGTTAATAGACCAACCCGGACCGGGGGAGCAGCACGGCAGACGCCTCGGCAACCAATCGATCCTAAGGCCAGGCAGATAAACTCTGCACCACCAAATCCCCCAAAACCCAAAGGTTGTGGTTGCAAGAAATCAAAGTGAAAGTATACTATACGAACCCCTACAGAATGGAGACATAATGACTGCTACTGCTACTGAAAATGAAACTGGTATGAAACTATCTCAAGAAACTCTTGCTGTTCTCAAGAACTTCGCTTCTCTGAACTCTAACATTCTCATCCGTCCTGGCAACACTATTGCTACGGTGACTCCCGTGAAGAATGTTATGGCGGAGGCAACAGTTGACGAAACCTTTGATGTTGAGTTTGGTATTTGGGACTTGAACAAGTTCCTTGGTGTGATCTCGTTGTTCAAGGAACCAATGCTGACTTTCGGAGAGAAGTCCGTTGTTGTCTCTGATGCTACTCGCAAGAACGCTCCGAGCGTGAACTATTACTACTGCGAACCAAGCCTGTTGACTTCGCCCAAGAAGAGCATCACCATGCCCGATATTCTTGTGTCGTTCAAGTTGACGGCAGACAATGTTGCCGAGATTATGCGTGCCAGTTCGGTGTTACAGGTTGGTGATATCTCCGTGCGCGGAACAAAGGACAAGATCGAAGTTGTTGTTCTTGATAAGGCAGACAAGGGTTCCAATACCTACTCTATTGTTGTTGGTGAGAACAAGGCAAAGACCAAGTTTGATATCCACATGAAGGTAGACAATCTGAAACTCATGGCGGGCGACTACGATGTTCATATTAGCAAGAGCATTGTAGCCAAGTTCTCGCATTGCAGTAAGGATCTAACTTACTTCGTTGCGCTTGAGGCGACTTCTAGTACTGCCTCTAAGGAGTAAATATGACTGCTACGGCAACCGAATACCTTTGGGTGGAGAAGTACCGCCCAAAGGTGATCGCGGATTGTATTCTTCCGTCCGCAATGAAGAAGACCTTCACCGATATGGTGGAATCAGGGGAGGTGCAGAATCTCCTGCTATCAGGTGGTGCAGGATGCGGAAAGACTACAGTTGCCCGCGCTCTGTGTAGTGAACTAGACGCAGACTACATCATTGTTAACTGCTCAGAAGACGGTAACATTGATACGCTGCGTACTCGCATTCGTAACTTTGCGAGTACAGTTTCCATGTCAGGAAACAAGAAGGTTGTGATCCTAGACGAGTTTGACTACTCCAACGCTCAAAGCACACAGCCTGCTTTGCGTGGATTCATGGAAGAGTTCAGCGCAAACTGCAGGTTTGTTCTGACTTGTAACTTTAAGAACAGGATCATTGAACCGCTACACTCGCGGTGTACTTGCATTAACTTTCAGATCCCAACCAAAGAACGCCCCGGCCTCGCAAAGCAAATGCTTCAGCGTGTCAAGGGTATCTTGGATGCCGAAGGGGTTGCTTACGATGACAAGGTGCTTGTAGAACTCATTATGAAGCACTTTCCCGACTTCCGCCGCATCTTGAATGAGTTGCAGCGGTACTCGGTGTCTGGCAAAATTGATGTCGGTATCTTGACCCAACTTGGTGAAATCAAGATCAAGGAACTCATTTCTGCCTTGAAGCAAAAGGATTTTACATCGGTTCGTAAGTGGGTGGTGGAGAACTCTGATGCAGATTCAGCATCTCTGTTCCGCAAGATTTACGAGTCTATGTACGAGTGCTTTGCTCCGTCTAGCATTCCGAAACTGGTGTTGATTCTTGCTGAATACCAATACAAGGCAGCATTTGTTGCCGATGCAGAGATCAATATGACTGCTTGCTTGACTGAGATTATGATGGAGTGCGAGTTCAAATGATGCCGTTTAGACCAATTGGCAAATGGATTGCGGTACGAACTGATCTTGGAAAAGAAAAGAAGACCGAGAGTGGTATCATCTTTAAGGACGATAAGACTAAAGGACACTATGTCATTGCCGAAGTTGTTGCAGTTGGCAATGATCTAACTGAGGATGTTCGCGTTGGTGATACGGTATATTGGGAACTGGCAACCAATCGTGGAAATCATTACGGCGATCTAGACTTGGTGCATCAGGATCATATTGCATTGGTGGTGAGAGATGACGCTTAAACTAACCGACTACTTGAACGCCATCAATGTAAACAAGAATCCGCTGTGCGACGAGGAGCATGACGAGAAGGGGTACATTCCATTCTTGGTGAACAGAGGACTGTCTTACTTTCCCGATACCATTCTGCAAGCAAACGAAATGAATCGGTACGGTGCCTTGCGTAAGCGGATGCAGTTTGATTTCTTGCGCCATAGTGTTCGTGCCAGAAAGCGTTTCAGCAAGTGGTTCAAGGCAGAGGAAGCGCAGAATCTGGCATCTATCAAAGAGCGTTACGGTTGCTCTGATGCTAAGGCTAAAGATATCATGCGAGTCCTGACCCCTGAGCAAATCGCAGACATTGTGCGCTCAACCTATAGAGGTGGCGCCTAAGTTATCGTGTTCCTACATATTTGTAAAGATGAGGCATACTCATTGGCATGGAGTGCATATGTATGGAATACCAACCGAAAATCACCGTTGAAGAACTAGTAGAGATCACGCTGGCAAAGCCAGACGATTTCCTAAAGGTAAAAGAAACCTTAACCCGTATTGGGATTTCCTCCAAGACTGAGAAGAAACTGTATCAGTCTTGCCATATTCTACACAAGCGGGGCAAATACTACATCGTACACTTTAAGGAACTGTTTGCGCTCGACGGCCTGCCGTCCACTCTGACCGAGGCCGATATCGCCAGGCGCAATACCATTGTGACATTGCTAGACGAGTGGGGACTTGTAAAAAATGTTGACCCCGCGAAGACTGCAAATGTTGCCGCAGGTCTTGGGCAAATCAAGATTATTCCGCATAAAGAAAAGGGAGATTGGGAACTGGTTCCCAAGTATCATATCGGTAAAAAGTTCTAAGTGAGAGTGACATGAAAATCGACCTTCGTAATGTACAAACTAGATGGATCAATCTAGACCGAGCGACCCTTAACGCCAAGCAGATGACCGATCAATTTGATCGCTTGGGATTCACATCTCATATGCGAATCCCTGGCAGGATCATTCCTCCTCCCAAGTCTATGTCTCCCGCAAAACTCAAGGCATTCGGTACACATTTCATGGGATGCGGACAAGCGCACATTGACGCCTTGTTATCAATCAACAAGGCGCCTGTTCTTGTGTTAGAAGATGATGCGCTTGCAACTGAAGCATTTGTTCCGAGCATAGAAGTGCCAGACGATACTGATGCCGTGTATCTTGGGATTTCTCATGGAAATCAAAAGCAAGCAATCGTTGACTTGAACAATGGATGGTATAGAATCTTTGGTATGCTTGCAGCACACGCAGTACTCTATGTGTCCGATAGATACAAGAATTACGCAGCAGATATAGCGCACATGTGTCTATATTCTAAGCAGATTCCTATGGACAATGGCTTTGCAGCAGCACAGTCTAAGTTCAAAGTAATTGCTGCTCCAGTTCCAATGTTCATCCAGTCCGCTCTGAGACAAAGCGAAAACAAGTGGCAAACTCTTACTGATCGTCCACTTGTTCCGACTCATGTACAAGCATTGAATGAGTTGATTCCTATTCCCTCTAAGTAATGGAGACATGATGCAGTTTGGCTTTTATCAATTATACGCGAATGCCCCGCTTCCCACTTATGCAACCGAGCATTCTGCTTGCTTTGATTTGACGGCACATCTTGTAGATGATACTGGGCATCTCAGAACGATTAAATCTGTCGATCCGCAGAACACTATGAGCGATATGCTCAGAGTCAGTTCTGATCTGACCATTCCCCCGCAAACTACTGTACTGATTCCAACTGGACTAATTGCGAAAATCCCTGTTGGATATTCTGTTCGTGTGCATATGCGATCCGGTGTTGCGTTAAAGCGCGGACTGATCTTACCGAATGGAGAAGGAATAATTGATGCAGACTACTTTGATGAGTTGTTCCTGATGGTCAGGAACGCATCAAGCGCCTTTGTTACAGTTAAACATGGCGAAAGAATTTGTCAGGGTGATCTAGTAAACACGATTCGATTACCTATTGAACAGATACATACTAGACCCAACCAAACCACAGATCGTTCAGGTGGGTTTGGATCAACAGGAGTGTAATACATTATGACCCGTGATGAACTTTTGGCATGGCACAAATCAATCTGCGACTCTGGCCGCACACTTATGGATGCGAAGAACAGAGACTACGCAGGCAATGACGGACTAGAACCGTTCGCAAATTTCACAAGAGTAGAATCAATGGGCATCTGCTCCACCGAGCAGGGGTTCTTGGTTCGTCTTACCGATAAGATGAGTAGACTTAGTTCGTTTGTAGAGTCTGGCAAACTTCATGTTTCCAATGAGAGTTTTATGGATACTTGTGTTGATGTAATCAACTACATGGTACTGTTGAGTGCTTACTTGAAAGAGAAAGAGAGATCAAAACAATGACAAAGAAAATGGAAAACGATAACCGTATTTTTATTCAGATTGCAGCGTATCGGGATCCTGAACTGGTTCCAACCATCAAGGATTGCTTAGACAAGGCCAAGCATCCTGAACGCCTGCGGTTTGGAATTTGTTGGCAACATGAACCAACGGATCCTTGGGACGCAGAACTAGCAGAGTTCAAAAACGATCCCCGGTTTAAGATCATTGATGTGCCATGGAATCAAAGTAAGGGAGCATGTTGGGCCCGTAATTCTATTCAAGAACAACTGTATGATGGCGAAGAATACACTCTTCAACTGGATTCTCATCACCGATTTGCACAAGATTGGGACGAGACTCTGATTGGGTGGATTAAAGAGTTACAAGCAAAGGGTCATCGCAAACCTTTGCTAACTTCATATGTTACTCCGTTTAACCCGGAGCAACACAGAGGAAGACAACACGATGATATGTTGGAGAAGAATCATGCCCTGTACTTGGAATTTGATAGATTTACTCCAGAGGGGTGCGTGTTCTTTAAACCACATTACATTGATGGTACAACCTTTTGGGCGGGTAATGGTAAAAAGTTTGCTGAATTAACCTCTCCCATTCCGTGTAGATTCTTTTCTGCACATTTTGCTTTTACCCTTGGTGATATGGTGAGAGAAGTTCCACATGATCCAAATTACTACTTTCACGGTGAAGAAATTTCGCTGGCGATGAGATGCTATACACACGGATATGATCTGTTTACGCCACATCGTAATGTGATATGGCACGAATACACCCGAGAGTACAGAACCCACAAGCATTGGGTAGATCATGTAGACGAAAACAAAGAAAAACTTGTTGATGGTCTAAACTGGGTAGACAGAAACAACATCTGTCACCACAGAAATCGTGTACTGTTTGAAATGGATTACGATCCAAATATCGTATTTGGCAAATATGGTAAGGGTAAAGAAAGAACTCTTCAGCAATACGAAGAGTACGCACAACTCGACTTTAAGAAAAGATGCGAGATTTTGCCTGACAACAAGGTTCGTCATGCATCTCTACTGCGGTGGGATGAGAAACAATTTCATCAAGCAACTGATTTAGATTTTGTAGTGTGTGCTGTTCACAACGAACAGAATGATACTCTGTGGAGAGAAGACTTCAATCCTACTACTAAACCTTTTATGTGGGATAGAAGTATAACCCCAACGGATTCTCTCCGAGAAGGGTACACTAAATTTGCCATATCATTTACATGCGATAAAGAAGCATCTCCATCTAAATTCATACTATGGCCTTATAGTAAGTCTAAGGGGTGGTTAAACAAAGTAGAGATTCCACTTTCATTTGGTTACTAAGTAATCTCACATGAGTACACTTACTATAGTAAGCGGATTGATTAATATTGGGCGTGGAGAGATGGGAACATCTTTCTCCCGCTCATTTGATCACTACAAAGAAACATTCGGGAAGTTACTGAAATCGGTTACTTGCCCGATGTTTCTTTACATTAGTCCTGATCTAGAAGAGTTTGTGTGGCAGCATAGAGACAGAAGCAACACTACTCTGAAGTTTGTTACTGCAGATGATCTACGAACGAAGATGCCGTTCTACAAACAGATTCAGGATATCCGTACCAATCCTGCCTGGTATAACCAAAAGGGATGGTTGTCGGAAAGTACTCAAGCAAGATTGGATCTGTACAATCCATTGGTGATGTCCAAGATGTTTTGGTTGAATGACGCAACGCTTTTCAACCCATACAACACCAAGTATTTTCTGTGGATTGATGGAGGTATAGTCAACACAGTACATGACAGTCTACTTGGTGCTAAGTTTGAAAGTGAAGTAGTAAAGTACATGGACGGTGCTGCTTTGTTTCTGTGTTTCCCGTACAAAGCGGACGGGGAAATACATGGGTTTGATGCACTTGCCATGAATGATTTCGCCAGAGGAACAGTTGTTAGTAGGGTTGCTAGGGGTGGGTTGTTTGGAGGCACCAAAGATAGTATCAACAAGTTGAATGGCCTGTACTATTCTTACTTGACTGATAGTCTTGGTAGAGGACTGATGGGTACAGAGGAAAGCATTTTTACTCTGCTAACATACAATCACCCAGATCTGTGCAGATATGAGATGATTGAAGAGAATGGACTCATAGCGCCTTGGATCGATAGTATTCTCAAGAAACCAAAAGAGAGTAGAACCGACAGTAAACTTGGTATATACTCTGTGTGCTTTAACATTCCTGCACAGTACAGGCTTTGGTTGGATTCCACGCGCAACCACGACTCTACTTTCAGACACGCTTCCAAGTATGTAATCAACAATTCTACAGATATGTCAACCGATGACGAGTTCTCTGCACTTTACAAAAAGCATTCGTTTCGGGAGATAAGAAAGCCAGAGAATCTAGGAATATGTGGTGCTAGACAACTTGCTGCAGAAATGTTTGAAGAATCTGATCATCAGTATATGGTCTTCTTTGAAGATGATATGATGCTTTGTGGCAAGGAAGAAGAGCCGTGTAGGAACGGAATGATACGATACGATTCTAGATTGTTTCATAAGTGTATGAGCATCATGGAAAAGGAATCTCTTGACTATCTGAAATTGTGTTTTACAGAATTCTTTGGAGACAACCATCTTAATTGGTCTTGGCACAATCTTCCATCTGACAAGAAAGAGCAGTACTTTCCAGGCCCACAGATCGCAGGAGTTTGTAATAAAACCAAGATAACTCATACTGGTTCTGTAGATGGATTGTCGTATGCCGTTGGGGACTTTCACTATTGTAATTGGCCTGTAATGTTCAACAAAGAAGGCAATCGCAAGGTGTTTCTAGATACCAAATGGGCATACCCATATGAGCAAACATGGATGAGTCATGTACATCAACTGATATCTGAAGGAAAGATCCGAGCAGGTTGTCTACTAAGCAGTCCTATCAACCATAATAGAGCATTTCACTATGATGGTAAGCAGAGGAAAGAAAACTTATAAGAAAGGATAGCAATGAACATTGACAAATACACTATTGTAGGACCTAATCTAAACGAAAACCAAGGATTGATGACTATAAACGGTCTTGCTGCACAGCAAAATCAATATGCTCCCTTGGCATTTGCAAATTTGTTAGAGTCTGTTAGACCAAAGCGAATTCTAGAAATAGGAACCGCTTTGGGAGGCCTAACAGAATTCTTCAGACAGATATCTCAAGAAATAGACCTTCCTCTTGATATAGTTACATATGACATTACCCGACATTCATGGTTTGATGATTTGCAGGCTAAAGGAGTTGCAGATTATAGAACCAAGTCTATATGGGAGAATGGTGTATTAGAAAGCGGTATATGCCAAGAGTCTATTGATTTCATCAAGCAAGAAGGAACGACTGTTGTGTTGTGTGATGGTGGTAGTAAGAAACATGAGTTTAATAGTGCTGCAAAACATTTGAAGCCTGGAGATATCATACTTGCGCATGATTATGCTCCCAACATAGATGTGTTTGATACACAGATAAATGGCAAGTTGTGGAACTGGTGTGAGATTACTGATGATGATATTTCCGAAACCTGTATCGCACAAAATCTTGTTTCTTTCATGCATGAAGAGTTTTCAAATGCTGTGTGGGTTTGTAAGAGAAAAGGAGGCGGTTGATGACTGCACTAACATACACATACTGCACAGTAGCCATAGGTAAAACGTATCTCTCGTCCGCTTTGTTGTTCCATGATAAGGTTTCTAAGTATTCCAATCACAAGTGTTCTGTGATAACTACGGATGAATCTTCACTAGAAGGCATAGACTTAGATAAGATCAGTCCGAAGATACATTTTGACATCATTGAGCCGGATTACAGGTTGTTCAATATGCCAGATGGATATTACACAGATCAGTTTAACTACAATGTTAAACATCGACCAATCTTAAAAAGCCATCAACTATGCAAAGATTCTGATTACATCATATTCGTTGATGCAGATTGGGAAGTTACTGACCTTTATGAAGAAAGCGGTGTGCTTCGTGTATTGAATCTGATGAAGACGGAGAACATAGACTTTCTCTTTGAAAGACCGCATGGTATTGGTGCGGGAAAACAACCAGAAGCATCGTATTGGTGTTTTTGGAGGCATAAGATACCGGCCTATGGGTTAATGGAAACAGACAGATATGATGCTGGTGATGTTTGCAATGAACAGTATATGATTTTTGCGAATAACGATAAGTTGTCTGTGTTCTGTGCAAACTGGATGGAACTTTTCAATAAAAGTCAAGCAGAGAACATATGGGCATTTGCAGAGGGGGTTGAGATAGGAATGTCTACTGTGGTTGCAGGTATGAAAACTTCTCTAATACCCCTCAGAATTATGAACGACTATTACAAGTTTACACCCGCGTCACGGCCGGAAGGACTACTGAGGTTTTGATGAACATGAGTTTACTTATCACTACAGTTTTGTTCGATTATCCATCCACCTATGAACCTAGTTTTTGCAAAACTGGTATTGAGAGGGGACTATATCAAACGGATATCCATGTTCAACGCTACAATAGTGATGGGGTTTCTCCACCATGCTCATGGTCAAATAATGTCTACGAGTCTCTTATGTCTAAACTTCGATGGTATAAGATACACAAGCATCTAGAGTACCTGACTGAAATCCAATCGAAATACGAGTACACTTTGTTTTTAGATGCAACCGACACTAACTTTACCAAGAATGTAGATGGGATGCTTGATGAGTATTTGAAATACGGACACGACATTGTGATGTGTGCAGAAAAGGGGTTGTGGCCGCCTACACCATACAATCATCTGTATGAAACTATAGGAGCCTCTACTTCATACAAATACTTGAATTCGGGATGCATGATAGGAAAAACAACTGCAATCATCTCTGCATTGCAGTATGCGGTTGATTCTGATGATCCTAATGTCTCCTTCGCTGGGGACGATCAGGGTATTTGGGCAACTCTGTATTTGCTTAAGAAAGCAGACATAGTGCTTGATGAGGATCAGAGACTATTCTTCAGCACCCATCTATCTAAAGACAAGACTGTTTTAGATCACCTTGGAAATCCAATTGGTATAGATGCCTCCGCGTATGTCATACACGACAATGGTCCATGGGGAGAAGAAACAATCAAACTTACAGAAGCCTGCAACATTAGGCAGTTGGAGACACGATGAGAACTATTAGAATCACTAGGCAGTGGTCTGCGAGACTCGCAAAGGAGAGAAACACATGATACACAACTTTAAGTATGGCAATGGATATGTAAGCGAGGTCTATGAATATCTTTCACAGTCAAAACACAAAAGAGTCATAGACATTGGTGCATCGGGGTATGGGTGGTCATCTCCCTTCATAACGCACTATGCTGATATAAATCAGCATCCGAATAGCAATCTAATTTCATTTTTGGGAAACATTTGTTCCTATGAACTATGGAGCAAGATATTAGATGATGTGGATAAAAATGGGAAATATGATTTCGCAATATGTACTCATACATTAGAGGACATTTGTAATCCAGGCTTAGTGTGTGAATTGTTACCCAAGATTGCTAATGGGGGCTATATTGCGGTTCCATCAAAATTCAAAGAGATGACTAGGCATGAAGGATCGTATTTTGGGTGGATTCACCATCGTTGGATCTTTAACAAAGAGGGAAATAGATTCGTTGCATATCCGAAACTTCCTTTTGTAGAATACACAGACATTGCAAGTCGTATTTTTCAGGGACGAGATATTGAACAAACTTCTGATTTGAGTTTTTTTTGGTCGGATTCGTTTGAAATGGAGATAGCAAACGACGATTACATGGGCCCCGGTACTGCGGCGGTGATGGGCTACTTTAACCGTCTAGTAGAAGATTGATATCAGCATGACTCGCCTCTTCTGATTTCTGTAGTATACTTACTGGAGCCGCTAGTAAATGAGAATGTAAAATGAACCACAGTTATATTGATCTCTACAACATCAAAAGTGTTCTTGACATAGGAGCAAATGTAGGACAGTTTGCCCTCGAAGTTTTAACGCAGCATCCCAACATATACATCCTATGCATAGAAGCAAATAGAGAATGTGAATTTTCATTGCAGAATGTTGGATTGAATTACATCATTGCTTGTCCATCTGATAAAAAAGATACACGCAAGTTTTACAAAAGGACAAATGAACCGAGATGTAGTGGAAACTCGTTGTATCTTGAAAACACTCATTATTTTTCAGAAGATAATGTGACTGTAGAACTGGTTGATACTGATACTATGGACGCTATTCTTACAGCACATCGCGCAGATACAGTTGCATTTGATATGATAAAACTCGATACTCAAGGAAGTGAACTAGATATTTTAAAGGGATGTAATGCTGTACTGAAAAGCGCAAAACTTGTTCTAGTTGAAACTGATGTCAATCAATACAACATTGGATGTCCTACACAAAAAGATGTTGTTGAGTATTTGAACTCTGTTGGTTTTGTACAGATTGATGTTGTTGAAAAGCATTACCACGATTGTAAACTATCTCAAGAAGATATCCTATTCGGAAAGAGAGATATACTTATATGAATATGAACCAAAAACAAGGAACAATTGTTAGTGCTATTTGGTTGTTGCCAACCTATAGAGAATCTGGCATGATAACTATTGGCGACTATAGACTATCTACAGCCGGAAAAACAGCGAATCCTATTTACGGACGGGGTTCTATAAATGGTTGGAATTTTGGATTGATGTGTCTCGGCAAGATTGCGAAAGAAGCAAACTGTGATCTTGTGTTATGGACAGACCCATATACTGAACACATATTGCGAATGGAGGAAAACCAATTCATTTCTGATCCACATAGGGTGTTTCCGACTGTAGATTGCAGACTATCTGTTCAAGAGGTATGGAACACCGCTAAAATTAAGTACTATGATTTAGATTCGTCAGCATTGATACCACATGAACGATTTTTGCAAAAACAACACAACACGGGTATATTTAACACAGCGATTTGCGCCCGAGAAGTTCAAACACCATACTACACTATAGTAACCTGTGAAAAACCAAATCTGTTATTAGATAGTGCTTTAGAGTGCAACACAGATCAAGTGTATTGGATTGATACTGCTATGTGGACTAGCAATGCAACTTCTGGTGGACTGCAAAGTGGTAAATCTGTAGATGATATCCTACAAATAGCAAGTGGATCATATTACACCAATATGCACGACACGATGATAAATAGGCCAGGTGAATGCTTGTTTATGTGGTCGGGCGGCCGCATTGCTGCTGGATTATTTGGTGGAACACGCGAAGGAGTAGTGGCGGCGATGTCTGTCTATAAGGAACACTTTCCAAACTATGTTTCATCTGTTTGTAATGATAACCTTCTTTACGATCACCCTAACAGTAATGTAAATGAACAGAAGTTCTTAACGGACCTATATTCAGAGGGTCTGTTGCCAAATAGTTTCATAGCGGTAGACACAGGCAATTACGATACAGCCAATTGGCCTGCTTTGATGAAAAGAACTCACGAAGACTCAACAAAATAAATGAAATGGCATTTAGAATCTGGCTTGACTCTACTGATTCAGGTAGTATACTACCTACATGATTCGCTCTCTGCTATTGGTTGCTGCCAGCATCTCCGTCATTGTTTGCTCTGCTAATGCCGCGCCGCCGTCAGAACGGTTGCTCGACGCCATCGCAACGGTGGAATCAGGTAACAATCCCAATGTAGTCGGCGACGGCGGCAAGGCCATTGGAGTGTTTCAGATTTGGCGTGTGTACTGGCAAGATGCAGTACAGCACGATCCGAGCATCGGTGGTTGCTACGAGGACTGCCGTGATCCTGAGTACGCTCGCCGCATCGTGATAGCGTACATGGATCGGTACGCTCCTGCCAATGCTTCAGATGAAACTCTTGCCCGCATTCACAATGGCGGCCCGCGAGGACACAAGAAAGCAGCGACAACCAAGTATTGGAACAAGGTGAAGAAAGCGATGAAGTGACTTGCATAGTACGGTTTATGTGCTATGCTTATGAAGTATGAGCAAGTACTACACCAACATTTCTCTGCTTGGCAATCGCATCCTGTTGCGCGGTGTAGACTCCGCAACAGGATTGCGCTTTACTGAGACACAAGAATACCAACCAACGCTTTGGGTGCCTAGCAATAAACCAGGCGCTCAGTATCGCACCGTGGACGGCAAGCGGGTTGAGCCTGTGCTACCAGGCACCGTGCGTGATTGCAGGGAGTTCTTGGATCAGTACGAGGGTGTGCAGGGTTTCGAGATTTTCGGAAACACGCAGTACCAGTATCAGTTTGCCTACGACTACACTCGCCAGCATTGGAAAGACGACATTCCGTGGTCGATGGATCACATTGATGTTGTTGTAATCGACATCGAAACCACCTGTGAGTCAGGGTTTCCTCTACCTGAAGACCCAAACGAAGAGATTAATGTCATCACCTTGTGGCGCAAGGATCGCTACCATTGTTGGGCGCTTGGAGATGTGCCTGGTGATTTGGACACAGACGCTCCCGTGGAACTTCATACTTTCACGCGAGAGCAAGACCTGCTCGAGGCATTCTTGGAGTATTGGGAGCAGAATCCACCCGATGTAATCACGGGATGGAACACACGATTCTTTGATCTGCCGTATCTGCATAATCGTATTGTTCGTGTCCTCGGCGAGCGCGATGTGCTGCGGTTGTCACCGTGGCGTAAAGTGAAAGAGAAGCGCGTTGTTATCAAGCAGCGCGAGACTATCTGCTACGAACTGGTGGGCATCTCATCACTTGACTACTTTGAGTTGTACAAGCAGTACACCTTTGTAACCCAAGAGAGTTACAAACTTGATCATATCGCCTTTGTGGAACTAGGTGAACGCAAATTGTCGTATGAGGAGTTTGGCTCCATGTCAGACTTCTACAAGCAGAACTTTAAGCGATTCGTAGAGTACAACATCAAGGATGTTGCGCTTGTACGGCGCCTGGACGACAAACTGAAACTAATCGAACTGCAACTGTCGATTGCGTATCTTGCCAAGTGCAACTACGAAGATGTGTTCTCTCAGGTGCGTACATGGGACTGCCTTATCCATTCGTACCTGATGGACAACAAGACTGTGATTCCCATGAAGAAGGATTCGCGCAAAGACTTCCAGTACGCTGGCGCGTATGTGAAGACTCCTCTGCTTGGTAGACACGATTGGGTGGTATCGCTTGACTTGAACTCGCTGTATCCGCACCTTATCATGCAGTACAACATCTCGCCCGATACCATTGTGAACCACATCGGGATGAGCAAGGCAAGCACGGTAGACGATCTGCTTGTTCGCAAGGTAGACACCTCGCATCTGCCTGGTCTTGGATACGCCATGGCGGCAAACGGACAATGCTTCCGCAAGGACAAGCAGGGATTCTTGCCTGCGCTGATGGATCGTATGTACGAGGATCGCAAGGCAGCAAAGGCGGGTATGATTGCTGCCAAGAAGCACAAGGAAACGCTGACCGATCCTGCCGCAAAACGAGAAGCAGAGAACAAGATTGCGTACTACTCCACCAAGCAAATGGCACTCAAGATCGCGCTGAACTCCGCTTACGGCGCACTTGGTAACGAGTACTTCCGCTTCTTTGACATCAGGCAAGCAGAAGCGATTACGCTTTCGGGGCAACTCAGCATTCGGTGGATTGAGAACGCGCTGAATCAGTACATGAATGACTTGCTGAAAACCACAGGCGTTGACTATGTGGTTGCCTCAGACACAGACTCCGTGTATCTGCGTATGGGTGCGCTTGTGAAGCGGGTGTTTCCAAACGGAGCAGACCACACCAAGATTGTGAACTTCCTGCACAAGTGCGTGGAAGACAAGATTGAACCGTATATTGAGTCTCAGTACGACTCTCTGGCACGGTACATGAATGCCTACTCAAACAAGATGGTGATGAAGCGCGAGGTGATCGCTGACGCAGGTATTTGGACTGCCAAGAAGCGTTACATTCTGAATGTGCATGACTCTGAGGGTGTGCGTTACGCCAAGCCTGCTCTCAAGATCATGGGTATCGAAACTACTCGCTCGTCTACTCCACAGGTTGTGCGCGATGCGCTTACCAAGGCAATCAATTTGATCCTTACAACCGATCAGGAAACCGTGATTCAGCACATCGAATCGTTCCGCGCCGAGTTCAATCAGATGCCTCCGCAAGCAATTGCGTTCCCTCGCGGGGTGAAGGGTATGGACAAGTACGCAGACTCAGCCACTCTATACAAGAAG